ATGGTACAGATCATTGCAAGAGGCAGTAAGGAAGGGAGGGTGAATCTTTACGCTCGGATATTTAAACGTTCGGTCATCAACAATGCGGTGGCCCTTGGTGTCACATTGTCTGACGCAGACTGGAAGACGGTTGAAGGTTTGCTGAACAGTGCAGCGGATGCACAGCGGATGGGTATGCCGGTAATGCTCCGTGATACGCTGGCGCAAAACCTTTGGACAATCAAGAATGGCTTGGATGCCATGTTAGAGTCAGGGACGATAACCCGGGAGTCCGTGAAGCAATATGTAAATAATGTGTTGCATCAGGACATCATACGTGAGGTGGAGCAGCAGAAGGCAGAGCAGGCCAGGAAGGAGGCAGAAGCCAGCCGGATGACGTTGATGGGATGGGTAAGAGAGTTTATCAGGCAGTGTGAGACGGGAGAGCGGCTGAAACAGAAGAGCACGAAGCAGATAACACTTGGCACTATCAGAAGCTTCAAAGGTACGCTGGCACAGTTGCAAGCATACCAGGAGAAACGGCATAAAGTGATAGACTTTGACGATGTGACGCTGGATTTCTACGACGATTGGCGCAGATTCTTTCTGGAAAAGAAGGATGCCAGGGGAAACAGCAGGCCCTATTCGCCTAACACCATTGGCCGTCATGTGAAGAACCTTAAAATATTCCTCTATGCAGCCAAAGACATGAAGCTGACCACTAACACGGACTTTGAGAGCCGGAAGTTTTCTGCCGACTCGCAAGACGTGGAGAATGTCTATCTGACGGAAGAGCGCGTACAGCAGATGTATGAGACGGACTTTGAGGATGAGAACACCATTGAGAGGCTGATGGCGCTGGCTCCGAGTGATGAAGAGCGCAGCGTGATGAAAGACCAGCTGACCAGACGCACACCAAGACTGTTGAACGAAGCCAAGGACATCTTTGTCGTAGGCTGTCTGACTGGCCAGCGCGTGAGCGACTATAAGCGCATCAGTGAGGATATGTACAAGACGCTGGGTGACGGTAATGAATACATCTACCTGCAACAGGAGAAGACCGGCAAGTGGATATATATTCCCCTGGATATTCGCGTCAGGGCTATATTGAAGAAGTATGGAGGCAAGTTGCCGAACGTCTACGACGGACGTCTGAACGCTCGCATTAAAGTTGTAGGACGCTTTTTAGGCTGGCGAGAGAACGCCGGTATTACAGAGCTGAAAGGTACGCTGCAGGTCCCCACCAATAAGATGTTCTACGAGTGCATCAAGACGCACACAGCCCGACGGACGTTTGCAACCAATGCCTATAAGCGAAAGATTTCACTCTCCAGCATCATGATCATCACCGGGCACAGCAGCGAATCAATGCTGAAAAAATACCTGAAGCTGGACCGTGAGGAAAAAGCCATCCTGGCAGCAGCAGAGTTTGCAAAAGCAAAGGAAGTTAAACTTAAAATAGCAGAGTAATATGTCTTATCAAGAAATTATAGAAGATTGCTTTAAAGAAATGCACAAAAGACAACAAGAGGCTTTGTTGTGTCAGATAGAGTTTGGACAATGGTATCGAAAGATATTCAATAGGATATTGTCAGAAAAAGGAGTTGTTACTCTAGAAGATATGGAAGAAGCATACAAACTTGAAAAGCAGTGTAATATATAATTTAACACTGAAAGTTGTACATATTACGATATAAATTTTCAAAAATATTGTAGTACGTGTCACGCTTTTGGGTATATAGTGTAACTTAATGGGATTTATGGGACACGTTTAATTTTCAGCTGTTTACGAAAATAGTACCCGAAAATACCCGAAAATACCCGAAAATACCCGAAAGTATTTGCACAAATATGCAGTATATGTCACGCTTTTGGGTATATAATAAATGACAGGTTCATCTCTCGACGTGCCTGCCATTTGTTTTAATCTTATTTCTTTAACAAAAAAACCAGCGGCAAAGGTAGCCAATAATTAACACATTCTTTAACCTTTGGCTGATAAAATATCCCGATTTATTTTGCGGAAGGAAATTTTATGAAAGACACAGCCTTGAATGTATGTAACTTTGGGGGCGAATATTCAAAGTTACGTAATTATGAATTGGAAAATACTCTCCCAGCCGTTAGGCGTCAGTGATGCTTCTGGCGGCTATGCACCGAGAAAGAAGCCATGGATATTGTCAGCAGCACTGGCCGCAGGTTCACTGGCTTCTTCATTGTTTGGCGCTTCATCCTCGCGCAAGGCAGCAGAAGAAGCCCGTCGTGAACAAGAAGCGCAGAAGGCCGCAAAAGAAGCCGAGCGACTGAGGAACAAGCACCAGAGCTGGCTAGACACCAAGTCCGGCCAGAACACCATGCGTGTCCTGCAAGACCAGGCACAGAAGTTTGTCAACCAGCAGCGTGGTGCGCAGGCCGTAGGCGGTGGCACAGATGCAGCCGTCGCCATAGAGAAGGAACAGCAGAACCAGAAGCAGGCCGACGTCATAGCCCAGGCCGAGGCCAACCATGAGCAGCAGGTCAATGCCAACGATGCCCAGTACCGTCAGGAGATAGACCGCATCAACAGCAATATCCAGCAGACCAAGATGGCGCAGGCTGAGGCCACTTCCCAGGCAGCAGGTGCCGTGAGTGACGCCCTGATGAAAGGTGCCGTCATAGCAGCAGGTCCTAAGCTGACCGGTGGCAATAATGGCGGTAAGGAATCGAATACAGGTACAGGTAGTCCGGGAGGTGGTGGAGTGACACCGCCGGATGCTATTGTGCATATTAACGACCCTGCTTTTCTTGAACACCAAGGTTCATCAGCGCAACCATTCTCGATGAAGGATTACTCTAATAAACTGGCATCACGGTTATTTGGTTATGGCAAGGATTTTATGACGGCATCTAAAACTGCAATAGGAACATTTAAATACTAGGCAGATGATCAAGTTAGAAGACAGAGCAAAAACAATATGGGGAACAGATCCTCGCGACTATATTAATGACGGATGGGGTTTTTCAAACGTCCAGGTAGAAAGAAACAAAGCCGCTGCACAACAGCAGCCTCAGATAGGTACCGGCAATACCATCGGACAGATAAGAAGAGAAGTAACCCGTGTACAACGTCAGCAGCCGCAAATAGACACTGGCAATGCCATTGGTTCGTTGGCAGAGGCACTTGGCCCAACACCGGCAGAACGCGAAGCCCGTCAGCAGCGGATGGAGCGTAACCGCCAGCAGATGCAGATGTGGGGGGGGCTATTCAACGGTTTGCGTCAGTTGGGCAACCTATATTATACTGCCCGTGGTGCCCGACCCCAGAGGATGGAAGACCCGTCAGGCTTCATCAACCAAGAAGCAGACCGCCGTCAGCGTCTTCAGGACGATATGGACAACTACCGCCAGCGTTACGCCATGCAGCTTTACAACCTCCAGCGCCAGCAGGTTGATGAGGCCCGCCGTGCCAAGCTGGCCGATGCGCAGGCCGCATGGTATGACACCCGTGGCGAGATGGCACGCCTGAAAGGTGAGAATGACCGTCTGAAGGCCGAAAAGTATGTGCAGCTTCAGGACGGACGTATTGCCAAGCTCAATGCCGAGACCGGGAAGATAGAAGCACTGTTGCCCTTGCAGGAAGATGAGATACGTTCGCGTACCAATAAGAATAACCGCATGGGATATGGCAGTGGTGGAGGCCGTGGCAAGAATAACGGAACTTACGGTTACACCATTCGTAAGCACACTGACCCAGCAACAGGCGACGTGGTAACTACTCGCACACCCACTACCGGCAACAATCCTAACGCAGCTCCACAAGACAAACGTGAAGGAACCAGGACTGTCACCAAGCCCAAGAAGAATGCCAAGGGCAATAGCAATAGCGGAAAAGGTAACAGCGGAAAAGGAGGGAAGATAAACACTGGTGTTAAATGGAAGTAAATAAGACAAGCTACAAATATGGGAAATCCTTTACAGACTCTGCACAAGTCCTTGTTGGACAATAACTATGATGTTCCAGAGGACTATAATTCTTTTGAAAGAACACTGACAGCCAAAGGTGACGAAGGCTATCAGAATCGTTTTCAGTTGTGGAAGTCGCTAAGAGACAATAATTACGATGTTCCTGACAATTACGACGATTTCAGAGATACTTTGTTTACGGCGAGACAGCCAGAACCATCAACTTACAAACCAACAGCCCGTGAAATGGCAGGTTTTCAGCAGACTATTGGTCAGGCAACGCAGGCAGGACAAGGAGCAACAGCCGCTTATGACCGTAGGGCCAGCAATTTGCAGAAACGCCAGGGATTGCGTGCCCCACAACGTGTCACCTTGGGCGAGAGCAACAATCTTGTAGAAGGTGAACAGCATCTGAACCCCGAAACAGGCGAATTGGAACAAAGCTATATCACCTCAGCCGGTAATGAATATCAAAACAAAACAATTGCTGACCAAGAACAACGTCAGATAGACCAGGATATGCGCGACGAGCGCTACCGAAAAAGTCTTCCTGGGCAGTTGGATGATGCCTATGCAGAGCGTGACAGGCTTAACGCAGAGCTGGCCCAGCACCAAGGTCAGTGGGTCGATCAAGACGGGCGAGTACATTATGGTAATAGAGGTGATGACGAAAGTGTAGCAGCACTGGAAGCAGCACTCAGGCAGAACCAGCAGCGTATCACAGCACTAGAGGCAGAGCGTGATGACGATGGCGGTACACAGTTCTGGAGAGGATTTGTAGATGCCGCAATGAATCCATCTGTGCAAACGTTTGGTTTGACGGACTTCAACGACACGGTACAGCTGATGCGTGTAAAGCAGAAGATAGACCAGGCTCATGATGCCGGTCAGGAGCCAGAACTGTCATCTGCAGAACAAAAGCTGATAGAAAGTACCTTTCTCAATAATGATGCCCAACAAAAGTACGGTGAAAACCGAGGCTTTATGTATCGTGCCGGTGGCATTTCGATGCAGGCACTACCTTTTGTAGCAGAGTTCATGACCACAGGAGGTTTCTCCGCACTGTCAGAAGCCGGTGCCAAGTACGGAGCGAAGGCAGCAGAAAAATTGGCATTGGACGGACTGTCAAAGATGTTTGTCAAGAACCTTGGCGTTTTAGCCGGTGATGTTGCTGCCGGGTGGGCCATGGCCAATACTACAGGAGCTTTCCGTACAGCCAGTGACATCATGCAGCGTAACATGGGCGAAGTTACCATCAATCCCGAAGGTCAATACGACTTTGGTTCCTACGATGAAGAAGGAAACTTTACCAGAGGTGGCAAGAGCCTGGGACGAAGCATCTATGAGGCAGAAGTAGCAAATACTTTAGAATATTATACGGAGAAGCTGGGCGAGCACTTGCAGCTTGGTAAGTGGATAGCCAAAGGTGCCGAGAAGATGGGCCTTAGCAAGCTGAGCAAGGCCGTTAACTATCTTTCCAGCAGTAAGTGGCTGGAGAGCGGAGGTATTCAGGACTATCCTTCCGAAGTTGTGGAAGAGCAGGCAAACTTGGTACTCAATGCTCTTCTGGTAGGCGACAATGATTTCAGTACCGGCGAAAAAGGAGTGTTCAACGCGAAGACACAAGCTGATATATGGGGAGGTATGCTATTCTCTATTGGTTTGATGCAGGCACCACGTCTAGCTTATACGGGTAAGAGTGCCATCAACTATTACCAGGCAAAGAAAACGGTTGACATGGCAGACACCAATGCTTCTATCGTTTTTGGTGAAGACAATTGGGCAAGCGTCAAACAGCAGATAGACGATTGCGACAACGAGCAGATGGGCGACATGATTGCCAGCATAGCTACAGGCGACATGAACTCCACCGAGAAGACCGCCGCATTGAACTATGCAGGTGATCTTTTGAAGATGCGAGGCTACAACATGGGTATGATGGCAGATGCAAAGGACGAACAGTCAAGCATGAGCGAAGAAGCCATTGTATCACAATCTATAGACCAAAGTTACGGTCAAGGCTACAATGCCCAGGAGCCAGATGATATGAAGATGATTGTCGACGATGCGCAGGCATCAGGCGAAATGCTGTCATCATTTGGTGAAGAGTTTTCAAAAATGGTGATGGATGGTCAAGAGGAACCTGTACAAACCATGAACTACCTGATGCAGAACCGTGACCTGTATACCGACGAGCAGATAGCGGCAGCAGCTGACTACTTCCAGAAGCAAGCAGCGGCCAATGGCGTGATGGATGCAGCACTTGACAACGTTGACATGCAGGTAGAGCAGGCCAATGCCCAGATAAGAGGTAATGCCCATCAGGAAAGTGGCAATCTTGTCATGGCCAAGATGGGTGACCGGGACTATTACGTCATAGGCGGCGAGATCACACCTGATAGCGCTTTGGTAGGAACAGGCGGCGCAGTATTGCTGAAAGACCCGATTACGGGAGAAGTCAGTGTACAATCACCTGCAAACGTCATGGTTTATGAAATGACACCCGTTGACGAACTGATTCAGCAGAATGAAACCGTGTTGAGGCAGCAGCTGACGCAGCAGGCCGACGACGACATCAACTTTGGCAGTCCAGCCAATGAAGTGTTTGACATGGAAGACACTGTTACGCTGAATGATGGTAACGGAGGTATCATAGAAGGTCAGGTCGTGCAGCTGCCTAATGCCGTAGACGGTGTGTTTGTGATACAGACCAATGACGGCAGGGCACTCCAGATGACAGCCGACGACATGAACCGTCGTATTGTGGCCCATAATGGTATGGAGGTGCAGCGTGCATCAATGCAGCCTGACACGGAAACCATTGAAAATCAGCAGTTGGAACAAATGAGAACAGAATCAGTTCCGACCAAGAACAACCAGATACAACCACAACCTCAACCAGAGCAAGGCGGAGAAACAGCAGGTGGCGAGGCAAGTGCCGAAAGCGGTACTGGAGCAAACGAGCAGCCTGCCTCCGCTTTGTCACGTATTCCTGTCAAGACAGATGCCAGTGGCCAGCCGGTGAAGGGCAAGAATGGCAAACCAGTGTTGGAATGGCACAAGGCCACCGTGGAAGATGCAGCCTCAGCACTGATAGAAACCGCTGGCGGTGACATGCTGACAGCCCGAGACACAGCCAGCGATCTGGTGAATGTTGCCCGTGGTAAGCTGGAGAAGATTCGTAAGCAGAAGCCCAAGGGTGAAGACCCGATAGAGATTGCCGAGAGTCGCCAGGCCATCAAGCAGCAGGAACAAGAACAACAGGCTATCATCAAGCAATGGCAGGACGTCAACCAGTACATACAGCGCAGGATGCAGGCCGAAGCCGCAGAACGCCAGGCCGCTATTGAAGCCGCCAAGAGCGAAGAGCAGCGTCAGCGTGAAGCCGAGGAAGCCCGTAAGCTGAAAGAGCAGCAGGAAGAGCAAGACCGCAAACGACTCCGTGAGCAGATAGAAAAGGATAAGGAACGCCGTAACAAACAATACGATCCCTTAGTGCAGGCACGTAGGGAGATGGCCGACGATGCAGAAGCCCTGTCAGTCCTGGAAGATATTGAGCCACGTAGTCTGGACGAATATGTGTCTTCACTCCTACGTCCTCACTCTATGCTCTGGCAAGATGCCAGCGACAGCGAACGAGGTTTGCAGACCGAGCTGGGCCTGAAGCGCAGCGACATGCAGCGTATGATGACCCTGTTAGGAACCAAGGAAAGCGGTGCCAAGCCTTTTGGCCAGGTAGTACTCGACATACACGAAGGACTTCCCCAGGGCATGAAGGATATGTACACGGACGAAGACGTGCGCAATACCCTGTTGGATTTGTTCAATGAGGGCAGCAGCACACGTATGCTCCATCTGACAGAAGAGCACCGTATCGAGGAAGCCCGCCAGATGAAGGAAGAAAACCAGCGTCGTGCAGAAGAGACAGAAATGGACGCATGGGCAGAAGCCTATCACCTGACCCCGGAAGAGCGTGAGGCCTTTGAAGCCTACATGCAGGAGCCTCCCACACTCGTTGAGCAGGAAGTAATCAATCAAATTATAGCAGACAATGAACAGAATCGAACAAGCCCAGCAGTGGGTGAAGAGCCTGTCAGTGGAGCAGTACCAGCAGGCATTGAAGGAAGCCAGAGCCAAGTACAAACAGCAGCTGAAGCCGAAGGTGGCAGAAATATTGAGGAAGGGCTGGCCCAAGGAGAAGAAGCAGCGTCTAATCAACCGACTGTTTCTGATGACGATGTATCTGGAACAGTACGCGACAGAGAATCCTTAGCCATACTCTTTGACCAGATTGGTGCCAGCCCGGTACTTGCCGAGCGCATGAGCGACTATGACGTGGAACAGCTGACAGCATTGGTAGAAGACTGGGAAATCGCCAACGATGAATACGGCCAGGTCATCGAGAGGAACAAAGATGCCCTGAAGAGTAAGAACAAGGAAACCCGTGAAGCGGCACAGAAAGCCATTGACGATGCACAGGAACAGGCTAACGCCGTCTTTGTGCCCATCGAGGAGTATGTCGAGGGTCTGAATGTCAAGTATGGTATAGAGAGTGAAGAACCCTTTGAGGGTGCCATACCTACGCCAAAGATTGACAAACCTCGTTATGAAGCCAACCGTCAGGCATTGATTGATGCCTACAAGAGTGGCGACCCTGCAACCATCACAGCCGCAGCGCAGGCCGTTCAGCAGTATGTAGATGAAGGACTGGACGCAGGTGAAGACAAGACGGAAATGTTTGATATTGCCGAGGACTACAACGGTAACGACCCTGAAAAGCTGGCAGACCAGTATATCATCCGTACCTTCTGGGACAGATACCTGGATAATGACGTAGACCCTGAGTACATCAAGACCGGCATCAAGCAGTCCGAGCAGCTGAAGCCGACAGATATGCGTGATGCTGTACGTGTGGAGTCGCCTGAGATTGGTGTTGCTGAGGCTAATGCCAGGGCAAAAGCACTTTCTAACGACGAAGCTCAGGCGTTTATGAAGAGGATGGAAGATGCAGCAGTTGAAGACCCACAAATTAGCTTGACGCCTGAAACTTGGGCTAATACGTTTGGACTCAACAACTCTCTTGACACGCCATTAGGTGTTGTTAAGATGGGCGATGGCCAGTATAAGAAATTCTTTGATAAGAATCGTTCTGCTGAGTTTGGCATGGCCGTACAAACGTTACAAGACCCCGACATTGTTCTGGTAGAACCAAGTCAGGCTAAGGAAGGCCAGGTAACGGAACGTCCATACTCTTATGTGTTTGTCAAGACATTTGTCAGAGACGGACAGAAGATGAAATACTATGCTTCTGTTACCGTTCAGCGTGACAACATGGAGGTATCTGTAAGCAGCCATATAATGAAACCTGCAAAAGTGCTGGAGAGATTAACAACGTTGGAAAGTATATACACGAAACAAGCGCTACTCTCCAACAGCTCTGACGGGCACTTAGCTGAACAGCAAGATGCTGTGCCGGACCTCCTTCCTACGCAAGAGAATAACGCTTCTTTCGAAAGCAAAGGTACGGAAAATATTTCAAATAACCAAGAAAATCTTGGAAAAACTTCATCAGCCGAAGAAATTTCTTCCGAGGAAGCACAGGTAGATACCAATCCCAGCGAGGGTCAGAAGGAAGCAGGCAACTATCAGAAAGGACATATCAAGATTGACGGTCTTGACATTACTATCGAGAATCCGAAGGGCAGTATCCGTCGCGGTACTGATGCTAGTGGCAAGCCATGGGAAACCGAAATGCACAATACCTACGGGTATATCAGGGGTACGGAGGGAGCCGACAAGGACCATATAGATGTGTTCCTGTCAGACGATCCCACTCATCCGGACAAGGTTTTTATAGTACAGCAACGGAAAAAAGTCAATGGAGTCTGGAAATTTGACGAGCTGAAAGTGCTTCTGGGATTTGAGAATGCATCTCAGGCATCCAATGCCTATCTTTCTAACTATGAGGAAGGATGGAACGGCATGGATTCGCTGATAGAAACAGATATGGAATCATTTAAAGACTGGCTGAAAAATGGAAAACAGAATGGGACGTATAAAGAGGACGGAGCATGGGCTAAGATATATCCCGGAGTATCAACTATGGTTGCAGATGAAGGGAAGATGCCTGAACCCGAACAACAAGAGGTACAAGTACTACGGGGGACGGGGGATAACCGTCTGTCAGGAATGGATAGAGAGCTTCCCGAGGTTTCTGGAGGATATGGGCAGGCGTCCATACCCCAAGGCGACTCTGGACAGAATCGACGTAAACAAGGGCTACTGCAAGGAGAATTGCAGGTGGACAGATTGGATAACCCAGTCTCAGAACCGAAGGACGGCACATTATCTGACATACAAGGGCAGAACGATGTCAATGCGGCAGTGGGCAGAGGAAACGGGGCTCCCGCTGAAAAGAATAAAATCCAGAATCCTGACTTACCATTGGAGCGTGGAGAGAACGCTGGAAACTCCGGACGGGATCAAGGCCAACTCCAGAATGGTGACATATCAGGGCAGAACGATGAAAACGGCAGATTGGGCGAGGGAACTCAATCTGAATTGCAAAACACTGAAGAGCAGGCTAAGACGAGGCTGGACAATGGAAAGAATAGCAACAACACCGACGATCACAAAGTCAGTGGCAGAGTTTATGCCGCAAGCAGGCGTGAGACGGTGCTGAGGGATGCCGTAGTCGAGAAGATGAAGGAGGCCGGGATAGATGTGTCCACGGACTGGGAGGAAGGCCAGAAAGTGCTGGATGATTACAATGGTTCGCATGATCTGAAGCAGATGGCCGTCAGGAAGAACATTGAGAACGGTATGGATGCCCTTCAGAGGATTGCTGATGGAGAGGAAAGTGTGCCAAATGCTATGACCCGTGATGACCTTTCCCAGTATGGAGGCGACAACAACATCACTTTCTACTATGGTAAGACTGGCAATCCTGAGGAAAATTACAAGGGCGGCTATGGCATTGCCCATATTGGCGGCAAGCATGGTGCCGACACGCTTCTAAGAGTGTTGAACGTCATTGCTGACGGAAAGATTGACCGCTATGTGCCAGGTAACAAAACCGTAGTCCTGACTGACGGCGAGTATGAAGCACTGCTTGCTCTTACAAGGTTTGGTGAAAAAGAAACTTGGCTGTTTAACGGTTGGAAAAAAGATGAAAAAACTGGTGCTGACGGCGAGGTTAGTACTCACTCCGACGCTACGCAAGCCAACCCTACGTTTAGTCGTGAAGACCTGGGAGCAGTTCTTTCAGATGCAAAGGTACGAAATATTTTGGGAAGTGATGTCAAGAAAGACGAAAATCTTTCGGAGCAGGTTGATTTCTATACAAACAGAAAAGCATCGTCAGCCGCTCGTCTCACAGTAGAAGACTCTACCGCTCGTCTCATTGACAAAGCCAATGGTCATACGAACACGCAATTAAGCGCACAAGCAGATGCTAACAATGCCTCTGATAAAGCATCAAATCAAACCCCGCAGATGCCAAACGGCGACACGCCCGAAGGCGCACGGACAAATGATTTGAATGCTTCTTCGGGTGCAAAGGTACAACAAAATTCCGAAACCGCCAAAGATTCTGAAAGAAAGTTCTTCAAGACTCCTGACGGGCATGCCTACGGCTACACTTATAAGGGCAAGATATACATTGACCCGCGTATCGCTACCTCTGAGACACCTGTACACGAATACAGTCACCTTTGGGTTGAGATGAAACGTCAGACAGCTCCTGAAGAGTGGAACAACATCAAGCAGGTGATGCTGGGCGACAAGCTGGTGCAGCCTATCATCGAGAAGGTGAAGCGCGACTACCCGGAGCTTACCCAGGAAGGGAAGGAAGATGATTTCATTGAAGAGATTATCACCCAGTTCTCAGGCAAGCGCGGTGCAGAGCGTCTGCGTGAGATTGCCAACGAGGTTGCAGCCGAGCGTGGCGGCGTCTTCGGCAAGGCTGAGGCCATGACCGCCATGCAGCGTCTGAAGAACGTCCTGAACCAGTTCTGGGAAGGTGTGGCCAAGATGATGGGCTGGAAGTACCGCAATGCCAACCAGATTGCAGACCGCATCATGGCCGATATGCTCAATGGCGTGAACCCAGTTGAAGAGGTTAAGAAAGCAAAGGTAAATCGTGCAGAACATCTTAAACAGCAGCAGCTTGACATTATCTTGAAAGAGAACCCTGCCGATGATGTGAACATGCCAGGACATACTTGGATTCGGACCATCAACGATATCAAGACATTCCGTGAGGCTGTTGACGAAGACGGCTATGCAGCTGAGGAAGGTGTTACACCTGACTTTACCGCTGACATGGTGAAAGATGCGCTGGAAAAGGGTGTTGTCACCGTGTATAGTAGCAAGCCTATCAAGGATGGTGCCTTTGTTACACCCTCTAAGATGGAAGCAACAAACTATGCAGGCGGTGGTAAGGTATACTCAAAGGAAGTTCCCCTGACTGATGTGGCATGGATAGACCCGTTGCAGGGTCAGTATGCTAAAGTTTCTGATGGCTTGAAGAGTCAGAAGATGGACTATACCAGCGACGAAGAGAAACAGCGCACAGAGACCATCTTTAATGCTGCTAAGAAGTTGTTTGGCACCACCTACGATATCAGGGAGGCGGGATATATATTGCCTGATGGCAGTATGCCAGATTTCTCTGGTCGTCATCTGATGAATCCGGGCTCTGACACTAGTTTCCTAAGAGGCAGACGCTCTACAGACCATAGAGAGGTAGAATCCATTGCTTATGAAAGAGATGGCAATACCAAGACAGGCATTGAGACAGATATGCCCGACTTTATCCGTCGAGGCGCTATCCGTATTGACGACAATGCCGGAGCTATTAATCTTTCCGTGAAGCCCACCAACGAGCAGAAGAAAGCCTTGCGACAACTTATAGCACATAATGACGGTTATGTACAGGTTGACTTTGGTGATGGTTGGGACAGCGACCACTATGTAGAATATGATGGTGCTAAGCCCAACCGCGTACTGGCTGACATAGACCGCTACTTTGATGAAGGTATCAAGCCACTGGGCGATGCACCCAAATACCAGCTAGTAGGCAGAAAGGGTGCAGAGAAGGCTGATGAGGCAGAGGGTACTACCATGCGCCAGGACAATATGAAGGTGGCTGAAGAGATGGAGAAAGCCGGGAAGGATATCCGTGCTATCAAATTGGCTACAGGCTGGGAGCGCGGCAAGGACGGCAAGTGGCGATACGAAACCGTTGATGCCGATGTTGACGTGCTTACGCCTTATGAGAAGAAGCTGCAGGAGATGAAAGATGAAGGTGTAGAGAACCCTATGCCCATCCTGAAGCTTCAGGAACTTCTTGGTAAGGATAACGAGCTGTTTAAGTATTATCCCCAGATGAGGAACGTACAGGTGATGTTCGACCCGACTGTTGAGAGTGGCATTGCTGGCAGTACCGATGGTAAGACCATTGAGCTGAATGCCAACGAGACCAGTCGATTTGGTGACAAGAAGCTGGATAACGAGAATGTCTATGGTATCTTGCTGCATGAGGTGCAGCATGTCATTCAGGAAAAGGAAGGTTTTGCCCAGGGTGGCAGCCTGAGTACAGCTACCACTGAGGCAGGTATGGAGGCCATCATGAATAAGAAGGAGGCCGAGCGCAAGCGCGTGATGAAGGAAATCGAGATGAACCAGAAGATACTTAACTCTGGAGACGAGTTGAAAGATTATGCCGAGTTGGAGGGCCGTACCGTTAAGGACTTTAAAGAAAGTCTTAATAATCGTCTTGATGAACTTGCAGCCAAGTACGACAACCTGACAGCTCAGATAGACCGCATCTATAAGCTGAAGACTGTTGCCAAGAGTGATGCCAGTGACCTTTATCGGAGTCTTGCAGGTGAGATGGAGGCCCGTAACGTTACTGAGCGTATGGGTATGAGCGAGCAGGAGCGTCGTAACAATCCAGCCGCAAAGACCGAGGATGTGCCCCGCGAGGACCAGGTAATCATTAATGGCAAAGAAAATGAGAATAATTCATTAAAATTCCAGAAAGTTGAGGGTGATACACACTCCGATAACTTCAAGAATTTCTTCGGTGACTGGGAGAAGGATCCCGATAATGCTTCCAAGATAGTTGACAGGGAAGGTGAGCCGATGGTGGTCTATCACCAGACAGCCAACGACTTTACCGTGTTTGACCCAAGACACAAAGGAGCAGGAACCAATGACTATCAGCTGCCTTTCGGTATCTTCATGAAACCTTCAGCGCGAGACATAGGTGTTGGCGGTGCGAAGCAGATGGCCCTGTATGCCAATATCCGCAAGCCTTTGAGAGTTGCCAACAGACAGGAGCTGTCCCGTCTGCTGCAATCAAAGGTTGAAGGATACAAGGAGGCTCTTGCAGAGTATGAGAAGATAGACCGGGAATATTCCAAGAAATTCGATGAGGCCATGAAGTTTGACCATGAGCGCGATGTCGAAAACTGGAATAAGTGGAAAGCCGGAGAGATTACCGAAGAAGAGTATCAGAATGCCATATCGGATACTGCAGAAGATGTAGTTGACCAGTGGAAAGAGGCTCAGAGCAAGCCTATTGCCAAAATGAAGGAGCTGGTTGACGATTATTTCAAGAACAGCGAATACGATGGTATATGGATAGCCAGGGATGAAGGCAGTCTTGGCAGAACCACAGAAACCATTATTGCTTTTGAGCCTAACCAGGTAAAGAGTGCCACTGAGAATAATGGTGACTACAATCCTGAGAATCCTGATATCAGGTTCCAGCGCACTGGCAGTCCAGAGCGTCCGCACTACCAGCCTGGCGAGAATGCCATGGACTTTGCGGAGCGTCTTGAAGAGTACAGGCGTGGGCAGTCCATGGGTGAGCCGGAGGAAGTGCCGGTGGATATGGCAAGGCAGATTTATGAGAAGGCCGTGGCTCAGGGCAGCTTGAAATGGCAGGAAGCATGGCAGGACTCTATGGCCAGTCTGAAAGCCATTCAGGATGCCATAGCCAAAGAGACGGGCAATGCCGCCACTGGTGCAGAGGATGCCTACCGTTTCGAGAACCGTATGCACGGACGTGCCAAGAATATGGCAGAACGCTATGACTGGCAGTATTACCGCCCCATGCTGAAAGCGTTCAACGACTTCTGCAAGGCAAAAGAACTGACGCATGAGCAAGGTATGGACTACCTGATAGCCAAGAGCGGCCTGGAGCGTAACGTGTACTATGCTTTCCGTGATGCTGTCAAGTCCAAGCTGGCAGAAGACATCAAGGATATGCGGGAGAAGCTGGAGAAAGACTACTCCAAGAACCGTATCGACGAGAAAGAGTATAAATCCAAGAAAGCCGATATAGACCTGCTGGAGCAGACCGGTGTCGATGACCGCATGCAGGAGGTGCGAGGCAGTGATGACTATCTGCAAGCCAAAGAAGACTATGCCAAGGGCGACATCAGCTACAACGAGTATACGACTCGTATAGAAGACATCATCAGAAGAGAGACCGACGGCAAGTACGATGAATACCTGAAGGACTATTCCGGACTTACAGAGACCTTCAACAAGGAAATGTATGATGCCGCCCAGCAGATCAAGAAGGAAGCCCAGCGGACTATTGACCCGCAGGAACGCCGCGAGTTGTGGGGTGAATACGATGCCATGATGAAGCAGGCGTATGAGCAAGCGAGAGAAGAAGCCGAGAAACGCGTGTTTGATGCAGAGAGTGATGACGTGCTACGTCATCATACAGAACTTTGGAAGCGTATCAATGCTGCCACCGAAGAGACGCTGAAGCACAGTTACGAAAGTGGTCTGATGGACCGTAATACCTATAACAAGGTACGTAAGATGTTTGATTTCTATCTGCCTTTGAGAGGATGGGATGAAAACAAGGCATCAGACGTTTACACCTATATGGGTAGGGAGAATGTCTTTTCTCCAGCCGTCAAGAAGACCTGGGGCCGAACCTCCAAGGCCGAAGACCCGCTGGCCTATATAGGCAATATTGCCGTGAGTACCATCCTGTCAGGACACCGTAACATGATGAAGCAGCACTTCCTGAACTATGTGATGAACAATCCTACCAGTCTGGTGAGCATCAGTGAATCGTGGTATGAGAACATCGGTACAGAAGACGATCATCCCGTATGGGTGCTCCGTTCTGCTGACACAGCAGGCAAAGACCCTGACGAGATAGCCCAGATAGTGAGTGACTTCAACGAAGAGATGCGCCTGAAGCAGAACGAAGGCAAGGCCATCCCTGTGAGAGGCCGGCTAAGACTAGATGTCAATGCCACCCAGGGCCAAAAGGCAGAACATGTGGTAGAGGTGCAGCGTGCCGGACGCACCTATCAGTTGTACATCAACGGCAATCCCAAGGCCGCACAAGCATTGAACGGCAGTGCAGCAAGAGCCGTCAGCCGTATCAGCGACACAACATGGGGTAAAAGGATTGCCGAGCTCAACCGCAGCATGGCAGCATTCTTTACCTCCAAGAACCCGGCATTTGTCATTTCCAACCTGAGCCGAGACCTTAACATGGCCATGGCCAGTGTGGCTGTCAACGAAAATGCAGCGTATAATGCAAGGTTTCTGAAGAACATTGCAAAGGTGTTGACGCCAAGGTTGGGCGAAAGCAGCCGTTGGATGCCTGCATCGAAGCAACCTACAGGGTTAATACCCAGCCTGATGCGCAAATGGCAGCAAGGGAAACTGGACACGGGCAATGAGACTGAGCGACTGTTCAAGGAGTTCATGGACGAAGGCGGCGAGACTGGTTTTGTGAACATGCTGTCCATCGACTCCTTCAAGGAGAAGATGCAGAAGGAAATAAGCCAGATGAACGGCTCTACACTATTCGGCAGCAAAGCCAAGGTGAAAGAGACCAGTATCGGCAAGGCGTTCAGGCTGTTGGGAGAGACCTTTGAGTTCTATAACCGATGTGCAGAGGATGCCACCCGCTTCATGGTTTATATGACCAGCCGCCAGATGGGTAAGACATTGGAAGAATCCATTGCAGATGCCAAGGACGTGACCTTGAACTTCAACCGTAAGGGAACGGGAGCAAAGGGTAATGCTGAGCTGAGAGACCTATACATCTTCGTAAACCCCGCCATCCAGGCACTTGCCAATATGTACCGTATGGCAAAAAAGCATCCGCTGAAGCTTGGCGGTGTGGCCGCAGGCTTCATGCTGATGGGTGTGTTTATGCCTGTTTTAAACCAATGGCTGCTGAATATGTTTGGTGACGATGACGACAAGGATGCCTACTGGAACCTGCCCCCCTGGGTACGAAAGAACAACCTGGTATTCTGGGTGCCGGGCACCAAGTATTTCTTCACCATGCCGCTGGCGCAGGAGTTCCGTGTCTTCTATGGTGTCGGTGAGATGATTTCAAGTGGTGTCATGGAGCATCCCCATCAGAATACGGGTGTGGAAATACTCGAGAGCGTGGCCGACCTTGTTCCCATCAACCCGACGGGTAACGGTGGCAACCTTGTCATCAACTTCCTGCCCACCACCACACAGCCCATCCTTCAGGTGGCGTTCAACACCGATTTTACTGGCAAGCCTATCTGGAAGGATAATATGGGTAACAAGTACGACCCGATGTTCACCAAGGCATACGCCAGTACTCCCAAATGGATGACAAAGGTGTCAGAAGGTATCAACTTGGCTGCAGGCGGCGACGAGGACAGTCGCGGATGGCTGGACAAGACCGCCGCAGGACAATACCTGAACAACCCTGCTGTGTGGAACCATCTGCTGCAAGGCTATCTGGGCGGTATGTACAACACCATTGCCAAGTCGGCTGACGTTGTCGTGACAGTTGCCAGGCAGGAAGCCCCCAATGCCTATCAGATACCTGTCCTGAACAGATTTGTCAACAGCCCGTGGGAGCGCGACAACAGCGGGGCACTCGGTGAGGACTACTGGCAGATGATTAACGACAACGAAGAGTTCCTGAATACCGTCAGGAAGAAGAAGAAGCGTGCAAAGGCTGGAGATGCTGAGGCCCAGAAGAAGCTCGAGAAGCTGATGGCATCCGACGAGTATCAGCAAAGTCTTGTCATCAGCCAGTACAAGAAGCTGATAGACAACCTGCGTAAGCAGCAGAAGGAAGCCACCGACAAAGACACGCTTGCCAATATCAAGTCCAGCATATCAATGTATAAGAATGACCTTCTTGACGAGATTGCAGCCCTTGAAAGCGGCAAAGACCCGCTGGAGCTGGCCATTGGAAAATTTGACGCCACCGAAGACGCGGAGAAGCGCAAGGCAATAGCACTGCGTATCTCCAAGGAGGCAGGAGCCAGCGAGACTCCCTATGGCGACAAGCCGAAGAATGACCATCAAAGGCTTTACCAGGAGTTGCGAACGGGCGAAGATGTCTATGAGGATGCGCTGCTATTGGCTTATCAGCAAAAGTTAGACGAAGAAGGTAATGAGCAGCAAGCAAAAGCCATCAGCAATCAGCGTAAGAGTGTCCACAGCAACGTAGTGTCCCTTTTTGGCGGCAAAGGTGACAAATACGTCATGGAAGGTATCCGTGCAGCAAGAAAGGCTATGATTGAGAGGCTGGAGCTTAACAAGAAGCCTGACAGTAAGCAGTGATGTATTAGTAGTTTGTTTTAGTTAATTTTGCGGCTGGCAGCTGTCCGTGAGGGATGGCTGCCAGCATTTATTTATATTTAACAATCAAAGACGTTATTTTTCGGGTAATCTTATTAACTTTGCAGCGGTATAAGAGATTACCAATGGACATTCCGTAGAAACCCCCGTGGCGCCCTATGATGGAAGAGAAGTGCGAGAGACTTCCGGAGGGCCAAGTGCAACAAGCACTGATGGTTTTTCTCGCGAAGCTGTCAGTGCTTTACCAAAACATAACAACAGACGCAACAATGTAGGTGAGAGAGGCAAGGATTATGCGCCTCTCACCCGATTTACGGCGGGAGACCGTCGACGTCCTTGTTGAGTTCGTGTATCACATATAGGACGAGCAGTAGTGAGCTGCTGTCGGTGGCTTCCTTGTTGTCCTCGGTGGCTATGCATGTGGTGACCACGTCCAGGAGTGCGTCGCGCAGCTGGTGTACCATGTCGCGGCTGTTGATCTGAGGGATGGCAATGGCCATGCGCGGCACGTTGCCGATGTTGGTTATCGTAATCATGATTCACCTCCTTTCTTGCCGGTGGGCTGTATGCCCTTGTTCGAGAGCGTGTCGTGGATGAAGCGGCGTCCCTGTTCGGTCCATACCATGAAGGGCTTGCGGCGGGGACGTCCCTCGTCGTGTACGGAGATCTGCTTGGTGAGGGTGTATCCGCGTCCGGCATAGTCGGGCGTTATGGCCCAGCATCCCCCGGTATTATGCTGTATGCCCAGCTGTTGCAGGAGGTTGTTGAAGCCGATGGCCTTCATGCCGTACTCCGCGGCGAGTTGTGTGGCGGTGTAGGTGGCGGCCTTTGCCGCCGCGGGCTCGGGCAGCAGGGGCTGTCGGCTTTCCAGCTGGCGCACACGCTCCTGCAGGTTGTCTATGTCCTGCATCAGTGCCTTGCTGTACATCCAGACGCGGTCGAGTGTCTGGCGGGTGTGGATGTTTTCGTCCTCGGCTTCTATGAGCATGACCAGGAGCTGGCGCCGTGAGCTCTTTGCGGCGGGATGGCCGGTCATCATGACAGCAGGCTCCGGCTGTGCTGGCTGCCGGCATTCGCGCTCGAGCTGTTCCCATCGGAGTACGAGGCGTGCGCGTGCCTCGTCGTTGAACTTGGTGGCAATGTAGAGCGTCTCGGTCTTGGTGAGGACGTAGTAGGGGTTCTCCTTCTTGCCTCCGTTGGGTAACTCGCTGGTTCTCAACAAGCAAGTAAATTTGCTTCCTTGTACTTTCACCCATGCGGGTTCCATCTTTCGGATGGCTTTCAGTACGTCGAAATGATTTTTCCCCGTGACCTCTGCAATCTCGATTGAGGTCATGGTCTGCTGTGTGTCGGCAAACTGGATGAGCGGGGTGTTATCTGGGTTGTTCATTGTCGTTGTGATTTTGATTGTTATCTTTACTCCTATATATTCTATTTATGTAACTGGCTATTTTTATATAGTCTATATCAAGATCATTACATATTTTTGCAAGGGAAATTTTATGATTCCGAAAACAAACATAAACAGTATCCCTTCTGTTATATACTTGTTCCTTTAAAGGAATCCAAATGCAGTTTTCGGGGCAATAGTTTCCGTTTACATCAATGCGCTCAATAGATAGACCATAATCATATCCATTCGTTACAGCCCAATCGTAGAAGGCGTCAAAGTTATTTAACCAGGCGTCGCAAATTTTAATACCTCTTCCTCCGTAATGTTTGTAAACATCACAATTTGGATTATAACATCTATTTCTCATACGACGAAAAACATCATGCAATCTCTTTCTGTTACCAATATTTGAACCAACTTTTTTCAGCTGCTTATTCAAACACTGATCGCACATGTGGGTTTTACCACGAATAAGACGGGATCCAATAACTTTTGTAGTATTCCCGCAATCACATTTGCACAACCAAACGGCATTACCAAATTTCCTTTCTGGTAACAATTCTACAACCTGAAGTTTCCCAAACCTCAAATTTGATAAATCCTTGATCTTAGCCATTTTTCTTACATATTATCTTTATATACTCCTTGATAATAAAATTGTTCGCGTGCGCGATATGGCGCTGGTAGCGAGCGAGAGGGGAATCACTTCGTTTCATTGGGACCTCCTTTCTCGGCTACAGGTTGTGTGTTCGCATTGGGCTTCTGGTGAAGCTGCATGTGGCATGTACGGCACACCATGAGGAGGTTGCCGTCCCTGGCTATGAGTTCCGGGTGGTTCTTGACGGACTCGATGTGGTGCATTTCGAGCTGCTTTTTCTTGAACTTCCGTCCGCATACCTCGCAGCATCCTCCATTCATGCGGTAGCGGCAGCGTTTCAGCATATCTATCTTAGGCTTGGCGTTGTGGCGCAGGCGCTCGCCGCGTCCGGGATTCTTCAGCCGCCTTGTGGTGACGTACAGGTGCAGTGGTCCTAGGCGGAAGTGCTTGATGAAGTCCTTCATACCTCACCTCCTTCCTCCTTGGTTTCTGTCTCCTGAATAACGTTAAGGATGTTCCATACATCTTCCTTCTCCAGGTCTCCATCCCAAAGAACCGCACACTTCAGGATATTGATGAGCGAGCGGCGATACTCCTTAGCACTAATCGGGTCGGTCTCGATAACAATGGCATTGATATTTCTGCCACATACTGTAACGTTTTGGATCATAGTGTCACCTCCTTTCTTGCCTTGGTGAAGTCGACGCGGGCGAGAAGTACCGCCTGCTGGACGGGCATGTCTGCAGGGTAGGTGGCCAGGAGCCGCCATAGGGCCTCGCGTGAGGTCATGTAGGTTGATAACTTGGCAGTAGACGTGCTGCCGTTGTGTGCGTCATTTACGCCGGTTCCCTGACAGGGGAAGAGCGAGAGCTGGACGTTGCTCGTTAATAAATTCTTGACCATCTGTAAGCATTTTATTTGGTCGTTTTCGGCACAGGAAAAAGCGACTGCCTATTTGCGCTGCTTACAGATGGTCACTTACTCCGAGAGTAGTTTAATCTACGCAAATGGCAATCGCCATATCTTTTCACTTCAGGGCATAAAAAATACCCATCCATGAGAATGAGCAATTATCCGTTGCTCTTCGGAGTTCTTAAGCGAACCAATCTGTAAGCGTTGCAAAGATACGAAGAATCTCTGAAACCGCCAAGGTTTTTTCGAAATATTTTTGCAATAACAATACTTCTATTCATAAACACGGTGCAAAGATAAATAAAAATATTGATACTTGCAAGCTTTATCGGAAATATTTCGGAAATGGTTCGGATATTTAATGAATGTTTTGTAAATTTGCAGTCGGTATTTAATCTATCAGTTCTTGGCGAGGATATAATTAAGGTATAGCGTTGCACTTGGGCTTACCCACTAAAGCCAGAGGGTTTGCCCACTAAGGGCAAAAGGAAAGGAGAGGGGCTTGTGGTTGGCCTCTCTCCTTTTTTTGTTTGCGTCTGGTGGCTACTCGTCGGCGTCGTCGTATTCGTTGGAGTTGCCTCCGGTGCCTGAGCCGCCGCCTGTTGCGGGCTGGCTGTTGCCTTCGACGTTGCCGTTGCCCTGGGTGATATCGTCATCCTCGATGGCGGCACCGCTCTGGTCTACCTTCTGCCAGCTGACCTCCTGGGCGAACTGTGCCGAGAACTTGGGGTGTACGGTGCATCCCAGCCGAGACTTGGCATTGGCGGCAGAGAGCATCTTGGCGGTAGCCACGGTGACCTGCCCTGTCTGTTCGTCCTTCTGGTCCTTGACGGACAGTTGGAGGTTGGGGTAGATGGTCAGGAAGTTTTCGCCCAGCTGACAGCGGAATCCCTTCTTGACATTACGCTGCACGGTCTTCATGAACTCGATGATGACGGCGCGGGCAATGGAGGGCTCGACGCTCTTTCCGTCAAGAGCCTCTTCCAGGAGCTCGTCGGTTGTCAGCACACCGTTGTGAACTGGTACGGCATAGAAGGAGTGCGTTCCCATCTTCGTGTTCTCCTTCGCCACATAACGTACTTTTGCCATTTCTTTTGTGAAATTTGATTAGTTGATGAATAATTGTTAGTTGAATAGTCGGGTGCAAAAGTAGTAAAAAAGGCTGTTGATTGTCAATACTTTTATTGGTAAATCTCCGTGTTTTTATTTATATTTAACAATTGTGCGTTGTTTTTCTTTGTTATTTTGCAGGCAAAACCGGATGGACTATGAGTGGAAACAAGGAACAGCAGTTGACGTTTGAGTTGGGCATAACGAATGTGCCGAGTGATGCGACGTGTGATGACAACACGCTGGAGGCGTGTGTGGGTCTGACGTATGCCGACGGTGAGCACCGTGTGATACAGAAGCCGTCGTGGGAGTTTACGCTGTCGTCAGGGCACAGGCTGATGTATGTGCACCATACACCGTCAGGGCATGAGAACAAGATTACGTACTACGATAGTGGGGTGTATAGTAACGAGACGACGAAGCTTATGTCATCTTCAACTGTTGTCAAGGTAGAGTCAAACGGCAGGACGCTGATAGTGCTGGACGGTAGCGGTCTTCACTATTTCCTTTGGAAACAGAACAGCGACAGTACCTGGTCCTATAGTACACTTAACCAGTTGCCGCCTATTGACATAGAGTTTTCTTTGCAGTCATTCGGTTATCCATGTGTTTCCCAGTACACACCATTCCAGACAGAGCATACCGACGAACTGATAGTCTATTCCAGACGTGAGACGGAAGGCATCGTAGACGTGCGTTCCACGCGCTCCATAGGTGTCATGACCGGCAAGCAGGAAGACTACAACAATATGATGATAGGCATGTATGCCGAGAATAAGAAGAAGATAGCCGAGAAGAAAGGCTTCTGTCTGCCATTCTTTGCTCGTGCAGCCCTGGAGATGTATGACGGCAGCTACAGCCACATTTCCAATCCCGTGTTGTTGTTGCCCACCTGCACGTCCAACTCCTGGGCAGCCTACTGTGATTTGAGTTACACATCAGTACGGCCCTACGAGGGCCAGTTATTTCTGAACACGATGGGCTTACGACTACGCTACAAACTGAACAACGACTATTCTGCATACTCAGATTTGGTGCGTAATGTGGTCATCTTCGTTTCACGCGGCATTGAAATCTACGACCTGATAACCGACCAGCCGGATAGTCTCACTCCTGCTAAAGACAATTTCAAGGTAATACTTAACGGCATTTTCTCGCAAAACTCTCCATCCTCTACATATCAAGACAGTTTCCATCAAAACGAACTTGTTTCAAAAACGGAAGATGGAACTGATTGCATCTCGGCAGTTTATGACAGCCCGCTGAAAAAACGGCAGAAGTCGGAGATAGACGAGGACATCAGCAATGCCTCCGTCTTCTATAAACTTTGCAAGATAGGTTTGTCGCCAACAACTATCCATCAGTCAACTACAGGACTTTTTGCATCAACGGTACTTCCCAACCTGGAAGAGCAGGAGCAGTTGAAGATAGATGACTACTATTCGAACAGTCAGCTGATTCCGTCTACCATAGGAACCTATAACTCCCGGCTTATACTTGCCAACCTGCAGCGCGGCATCTTTGACGGTTACCACTTCTTTACTCCCTATGCCGCCGGCGATAGGACCACTCATTACTTCAAAGTCGAGATAGATACAGAATCGGGTACTAAGACGGCATATCATACCGTGGAATCCGATACCAATCAGATGCTTTGGTTCTACTATCCCGATCCTCGCGCCAAGCGAGCTTGGGTAAACGGCCACTTGCTGACACTGAAGGAGCATACAGGGCTGAATGGTGCATACTTCTTTGGCGGTGTTCCTGAGTCAACTCCTTCCGTATGGTCAGGTAGCGACTCCGGCCAGACCAGCGGCCCAGAGCACCTGCCAAACATCATTGCCCTGTCAGAAGCCAACAATCCCTTTACGTTCCTTGCCACCGGCTACTATACGCTGGGTGCAGGCAAGATAATCGGTTTCTCCACGTTGACGCAAGCCCTTTCGCAGGGTCAGTTCGGCCAGTATCCGTTGATAGCCTTCACAACTGAAGGCGTGTGGGCTATGTCGGTGGCCAACAGTGGCTATTTCTCGGCAGCATATCCTATGAGCAGAGAAGTTGCCAACGAGCAACATCCATGCATCATCCAGACCGACGGCGCCATCTACTTTGCTTCGGAGAAAGGCCTGATGGTTGTTTTAGGCAATGAGGTCAAATGCGTCAGTGAACAGCTAAGCGGAAAGGCCAATGGCTCTAACCTTTGCGGGGTATCGTTTGCTACGTTCTTGAAGAATGCGTTCATAGCCTACGACTACCGCGACTCGCTGTTGTGGATATTCAACCACCAGTCCGGCTTTGGGGAAACATGCTGGGTGTACAACATCAAGAGCGGGACGTTTGCGCAGTATGAGTTCAGCGGAGCCGTCGACCGTGTAGTCAACAACTATCCCGACTATCTGCTGCAGGCCGGTACGCAGGTGTATTCGCTGATGGAACGTCCGAACATCAATGCAGACACAGACCCTTACCAGGCTACGATGACGTCACGTCCCATGAAGCTGGAGAATGCGCTGGCCCTGAAGAGCATCATGCAGATGCGCAACATCAAGGACATGGAAGGCACGCTGACAGTCACCATCAAGGCCGCCAACGACCTGGCAGGCCAGTGGACTACCCTGACATCGTTGCGTGGTCGCCCATGGAAGTACTACAAGATGAAGTACGACTTTGCCAATCTGAAAGCCACAGACCGCTTTGCCGGTACTGTCATCATCACCCAGGAACGCAGAACCAATAAACTCAGATAACAATGGCACTGACTATCACCTACAAGATTACTCCGTTCAATCTGACCAAGGCCCTACAGGGAACACCTGTCACCCTTGCAGCCGAAACCAGTGGAACCACCGACTTTGACGTCAAGACTCAGGCGGGTATCCTGACTACGACAGCAGTAAACGGACGTTACCTGATTACTGTTAATAATGTACTCTATGAAGTCAACGCGTACGGAGAGAGCATGAACGTTTCGCCAAGTGTCCAGTTTCACATGGTAGAGTCCACGTTGCCGACATCCTACGGTACTTCGCAGACCATGACGCGAGGTGTGGGCACCGACGAGTCCGATGTGGCCGACCTGTCGAGCATGGAACCCCGTGACCAGTTTGCCATCCATGCCATGAACGCCATGATACGCAACATCGAACACCCGGAGAATGCCAACGACGCTACTATCATGCTCTACAGCAAAGCCGCCTACAGGTGGGCACAAGGTATGATGATAGCCTCAGCCGATGCCCGCACAGCCGCCAAGAAGGATGAGGGAGGCGGTGGCGGTGGTGAAGAAGAACCCACCAAAGGCGTTGCCGTTGACGTCACATCAGCCTCCGTTTCGGAGAAGCTGCTGAACAACATCGTTGCCAGCCTTGACAAGCTGACCAAGCAGGTCAGCGACAGCATGACCCAGAGCACCACGAACACAACGGCACTGAAGGACGCTATCGGCGACGTCAAGACCGCACTGGCAGGTACGTTGAAGATAGACAACCCGCAGGATGACAAGTTCGATGTTGAAGGTGGCGGTGGCAGTTCACTGAACCGCGACGACGTGAACGACACCGTGCAGGCTATCACCGACTTCCTGGTCTACAATACGGCCTCCGGCAAGGCTCCGATGCGTGCTACGATGACCAATGTCATCACAAAGGTCATTGCCACCATGACAACCGAACAGAAGGCCGCACTCTATACCGCCTTGAAGTCGCTGATGCAGGCAGACTTCGACGCCAAGGGATCGTCTGACAGCGCCCTGATAGCCGCCAAGGCATATACCGATACAGAAATAGCCAAGAAACACCCGAGCACATGAAGCAGAGCACGATACTGAAAGAGCAGATGAAAGACGACCTGATGCGTGTGTACCGCGAGGTCAGTTCCCAATACTGTTGCAGACACCAGGAAGAAGCCTACGAGCAGGCCGTCATGCATGAGGCCCCGCGGTTCTACGTCGATTCCCGCTGGGCCAGCCAGCGCATTGCGCCCTTGTGCCGTGGTGACCACAACGCCCTGAAGAAGATGAATCCGCTGACGCGTCAGATGTATGAAGAGCTGTTTGCCGTGGTGCAGCGTCTCTATCAGGAAGAAAAGTATTGGGGCAAGAGCCTGAGCTATGTGCTCCGGTTTGCCGTCCAGGAGCCAGCGTCGAGGTTTTTCATCAGCAAGGAGCGTATGGGTCAGATATGGCGTGAGCGTACGGCCAAGAAAAGACAACGAGACCAGAAGATGTATGGAGAAATCAAGAATTGAGAAGTTGGCATTGTCGCTGTTGCTGTTGTGCTGGTGGCTGTTGCTGCCTGTGATTGGGTACGGTGGAAGCCAAGGGGAAACCTTGGCACACGGGACGGTGTTAGGGCACCTTTTGTACCCGTTGAGTCACGGTAACGTGTGGCATCTGGCCGGTAACGTGTTTGTGCTATGGTGCATACCCGGGCGGTTACGGCTGTGGCAAGACTATGCGATAGCCGTAGCATGCTCGCTGTTGCCCGTGTTCGGATTCTGGGAAATGGGCATGACGGTGGGATTCTCCGGCGTGCTGTTTGCCGAGATCGGCATCAGGTGGGGCGTGTGGTGCAGGAAGAAGACAGAGGCAGGTTGTCGTGCCGCGACAACATACTGGAGGTTTTGTATCAGAGTCATGCCTTGGGTGCTGGCGTTTGCCTTTGTCCCACATATCAACTGGTGTATTCACTTGTATTGCGTGCTTGTAGGACTGGCCTATGGCAGATGGAAAGGATGAGGAACGGCTGATAGCCGAGATGCTGCAGGAGAACGAGCGCAGGAACGTGGAGATGTTCGAGGGCTTCAATCCTGTTACGGGCCGTGGAGCACCAGGCCCTCGCGTGAAAGTGAAGATACCCGACTGTCCGATACCAGTCCAGTACATGCCCGAACGCTGTGTGAAGCACAACATCGAACTGAAGAAGGTGCTAAAGGCCGGCAGCATCAAGACATACATTACCGACGTCATAGGGTGGGAATATACCGACGAGCACTACCAGCAGGTGGTGTATATGCTGTTCCGTATCAGGGGAGAAGAAGACCCCGCCTTTGTGTTTGCCGTCATCTACAAGATAGTAGACAAGGAAGAAGGAACCGTCGTACCCTTTGTGCTGAACTATCCACAGCGCAAGTTGCTGGAACTTCAGGAAAAGATGAGGCGCGAGAAGAAACCCATCCGTATCATCATGCCCAAGGCCCGTCAGTTTGGTGGTAGCACCGAGACCCAGCTGTACGGCAAGTGGATACAGGACTTCAAGCATACCCGCTGGAACATGGCCATTATGGCCCACCAGACGGCAGCATCTATCCGTATCCGTGCCATGTACGACCTTGCCCTGGAACATCAGCCCGGGTGGAGTGTGGGTCTGATGGGCAGGCGACTGAAGTCGGCCCCCTTCTTGGGCAGCCAGACCGACTTCATTGTCAAGACCAATATAGGCGAAGAGGTGAGAGGCAACGTGACCTCAGTAGCCAGCTATGAGAACTACGACGCCAGCCGAAGCGCCAACCTGAAGATAGCCCACCTGTCAGAGGTCGCCTATTGGAAAGAAACCGAGCAGAAGAAGCCCGAAGGCGTGCTGTCCTCACTAAACGGAACCATCGGCAACAAGCCCGACACCATGATCGTGATGGAATCGTCCGGGCGTGTGGTGGGCGACTTCTTCTACGACATGTACCAGGAAGCCAAGAATCCCGACATACCCAGTGCCTGGGAACCGCTGTTCATCACCTACTTCATGATTGAGCTGTACAGGATGGAGCTGGTGAACGGCCAGCACTGGAGAGACAGCCGGCGATCAGCCGAATACAAGACAGCCGCCAGGGATTTTGCCAAGTGGTTGCTGGAGAACAAGGACAATCCCAACAACCCCAAGGGCTACCGGGAAAGCGGCAAGTTCTTCTGGAGCCAGTGGATGAAGGGAGCCAGTTTTGAAGCCATCAACTGGTACAGGGAGAAGCGCAACGAGTTCAGGACACACTCCTACTTTGCCACCGAATTCCCCTGTGACGATGTGGAGTGCTTCATGGCAGCAGGCAACCTGGTGTTTGACAAGTACAGTGTAGATGCCATGCGCCAGACGATGCAGAAAGAACCCGTGTTTGTGGGCAACATTGTCGGTGACGAAGAGAAAGGCCACGAAGCCATCAGCACCGCCCACCTGACAGACCGGGTGGATGACGGTCAGATATTACGCATCTGGCACAAGCCCGACTGTCTGCAAGTGAACTACCGCTATGTGGTCAGCGTGGATATTGGCGGCAAGGGCCGTAACTCCGACTTCACGGTGATGACGGTGATAGACCGTTTCCCGATGATGCTTGGCGGCAAGCCCGAAGTGGTGGCTAGGTGGCGTGGGCATATCCGCTTTGACCTGCTGGCCTGGAAAGCCGCCCAGCTGGCCCACTACTACGACGATGCCCTGCTGGTGATAGAGAAGAACACGGCAGACACGAAGAAAGACCTGGTAGAGACCGAGGGCGATCACTCAGGCACCATCATAGACGAGATAGCCGACTACTATCCCAATATGTATATCCGTGAGACCAGTGTAGACCAGGTGACGAAGAAAGTCACCAACATCTACGGTTTCCATACCAACGTGCAGACAAAAGAGTATGTCATTGACAACTTCGTCGCCTACGTGGAAGACATGCTGTACAACGAACCCGACAAGCAAGCCTTTGACGAGATGCTGATATACGAGCGCGACGAAGACGGCAAGCTGGGCAACGTGAAGGGCAAGAACAACCACGATGACATAGTGATGAGTACCGGCATAGGACTGTATGTCAGTCAGAAGATGCCATTGCCGACATGGAGAGCTACCAAGAGCAGGAGGGGAACCATGGTCAAGGCCGGTACGGAAGCAGACCTGTAAGATTATTTTTCGTCAGACCACTTGGAACACAGGCCCATCAGCGTCTCGAAGTCAGACGATGATATGCTGGCGTCGATTTCTACAGGCTTAGGCACCACCATCTTTGCAAGGTCGTTGCGTATCTCCATGAAGCGCCGGCTGTCCAGTTTGTCCTGGATGGTTGGGTTTTCCTTGTTGACGCTATCAGCCAGGCGCATGAACTCCTTGCGAAACTGTTCCTGAGTTTCGCCGAGTAGACCTTTGATGAACTCCTTTTCATCAGCTCCTACCTTGTTCTTGGCTCCGGGTGGCCGGCCTGCTTTTCCTGGCATATACCTTATATAGATAGTTATACCTTAATTATATTAGTTAGCCGAAGATGGTAGGGTGTGTACGGACACCACCCAGTCGGCTGTTGATGAGCGCATTGATTTCGTTGTAGCTGTCGGTGGCCTGTTGCTGACAGAGCATGGTCGTAGCATCCTGTGGCAGCGTCTGTGCCAGCAGCTGGTACTCCACATTCTTTACGATATAGTTGTGTACGGCATCCCGCAGCGGGTCGATGTTGTGCGGTGCCCAGTTGTGCGGCAGCGCCAGGAGGATATTCTTCTCTTCCCAGTTGTGGGCGTGATTGGTGGAGATACGCCGTACGAATGGAGACGGCAGCAGGAGATAAGCCCTGCAGCGAGCGACCACATGATTGACAGCCTGGTCGATGAGGCGACACAGCGAGTAATCGTCCGAACCATTGTCAGCCAGTATGGGCGACTCTTCCAGCTTGCGTGCCTTCTCGATGCGCCGTATGTCAGCCTCGATGTCGTGTGTCAGTTCCTCATGCAAGAGGATGACCTCTACCAGTTGTTTGCCTGCTGGAGAACCAGCAGGAACGGTGGCTGGTAAAGGACGGTCTGGAGTATGTAGGTGATGAGGATACATGTAGATGTAAGATGTTAGAAGTAAGATGTAGGACGTTAGACGATGCGGATGGCGAATTTTGCAAACACCTGGTCGTTATGTCGTGAGAAGAGTGTGACGATGGTGATACCCTTGCAGATGCCCCGCAGGCACCAGTTGCCACCGTGCATGAAAGGCTCACAGCATCCGTCGTCACAGCGTACAATGACGTCGTCGATAGGTTTCTTGCCACCTTCGCCGGTCAGCGTATAGGATATTTCCGACTCTTCACCCCGTCCGATGATCCAGGGATTGTTGAAGAGCTGGATAGGCTGGATGACGGCACTGTTGCCAGGCGTGATATATCCCGGTGTCTGATTGCGCTCCGGGATGATGGGGTAGCGCAGTTCGATGGCCGTCGGGAAATTGTAGGCAGGCGCATTTGGAGCCGTCTTGCTGAAACAGCGCCGTATGCCCACCAAGTCTTCCTCTGCCAGTTGTGAATAGATAGCCGCCAGTTCCTTGTCGGTAGTAGCCCACCAAAGATAGATGATACGGTCTTCGACATACTTCTGTCCCAGTCGTGCCAGCGTCTTGACGTAGCCATTGTTGAATCGGTCAGACACCTTCAGGGAAATCTCGATAGTACCGTTTTCCTCATCCTGAGAGATGAGCGGGTCTTCAGCCAGGAATCCAGAGCCGGAGAGATATTCCGAGAACCACGTTTTGAGCATTTCAGCCTGCGTGAACATAGCCCGTCCGATGATGGCCTCATGATAAGCGTCATCACCCGCCTGGTCGTGGAATGCCATTGCCGTCCGCTTTTCGTCGGCAGCTTTGAACACCTGCCCCCGCCGGTAAGTCTCGTTCTTGACCGAGTTGACGATGAGCGACTGTATAAGCGTTATTTTGATTTCCTTTGCCATAGTGTTATGATTGAGTTACGTTTCCTGTGACGTCCGTATAGTTTGACGAAGAAGCCGTAGGGGCCGACTTAGCCAGGCAGAGCCGTATGTTGTCAATAGAGTCCTGGGCACTTATCGCAAACTGATTGGCAAACTTCTGGTCACGGGAAACCCACCACGAATACATCATCTTGTTGATAAGATAATCCTCGCAAAGAGAAGACATCGGATTAGCCAGTCCATTGTTGTAGCGGTCACTGACAACCATTGTAATGGTAAATGCACTCTGATTAGCAGTCAAGGTATTGTTGATGTTTCCGCTACCGGCATCCAGGAACTCCACCATCTTAGCTTCAAAAGCGCCGACGGCCTGTTTGAGCGACCTAAGCATCTGTCTCTCCTGATGTTGTTCACCTCCTGCCTGTTCAACAAGAACGGTAGATGCATTTTTTACAGGGTCGTTCGACTTGACGATACGTCCTGTGTCGTAGGTTTCAGCCTTGACAGCCTCCAAGATGAGGTCTTTCTGGAGATTAAGCGTGATAGTCTTTGCCATATACTTAATATTTATGTTATACTTGTCGATGTGGATAGTATGTCGAGCGTACTTTCAGGAGCCTTCTTGTCGTTGATGAGCCTGATGATGCTTGCCACGTTGCTGTTGCAGTCTTCCTGGTACTTCTTTGACAGTTGTGGCGCAGTGATTGTGAACCATGAATACAGCGCATAAGACACACAGTAGTTGACGCATGACTTCTGTATGAAGGTGTCGAGTTTTACGTTATGGTTTTCCGGGAAAGTCAGTGTGATGCTACTCTCCGTACTGTCCGTTATAAATGCAGCAGTCTCAGTAGCCAGCTCGATAACAGCCTGACTGAAGAAGTCATCCAGGATGGCCTCTTCCCTGGAACCAATGCTGATGTCCTGGAACAAGAGGTTGCCGTTGTCGTCCCTGGCACGCTTGCCAATGATGGAAAGCGAGCGCTTGACCGTTGCGGCTATGTCGGCAGATGTCAGTGTGATGTTCATTATTACCTGTTTTTAGTGTGTACTTATGCGGCAGGCGTGAGAGGTGCGCCCGGTTTCTGACGAGTGAAGAGCTGACCACCACCCTGCATGAGCTGAGAGGCGACAGCCGCCTGTTGCTGGTCGGCCCCCGGAATCTGTGGCGGCATGGCAGGTTGCTGGCCCTGTTGCAGCTGGTTCATGTAGTTGTCGTAGTCCTGCAGCAGTTTCTCCGAGTACGGACTGTCGTAGTTCTTCAGATATGTCCGTACGTCGATGGCCTGCAGTTGTAGCAGTCGGTCCAGCATCTCGTTGCCCAGTTGCAGGAACGCCGCCGATGCCGCAGAGTTCTTGATGCTGACATTGCTCTTGATGTTGCGGCAGGCATTGGCCTTGTAGAAGATCTGCTGTTCCGACTTGCGCGGAGTGATGTCACGCCCGTCCTCGTAGTACTGCTGCATGGTAATGAGTTTCTTCATGGCCACACGCTCTTCAAAACCGTTAAAGGTCTTGATGAGCGGATAGATGGACGTAGTGGCATTCTCCGACTCCAGCGCATAGCGAGCATAGCTTGTACCAGACTGCGGAGTCTTACCCTGCAAAGCCCCCGAAACGCCGCTGACCTCATGAATCATGTTAAGCTGTAGTTGCAGCATCTCCGTCTGTCCGATGTTGAATGCCGAGTGCGTATAGAACTCCGGCTTACGCTGAGACTTCAGCGCCTCCGGCTTCATGTCGTCATAGACAAACACCGAGTCGAATCGCGTCTTCTGGTTGGCATATTCATCGATGGTCATATCGTCCGGCTTCATGCTGAGCGGCAGGAAGGTCATACCCTTTGCCGCATTCTTCATGGCCATGTCGCCCATCATGACCGTGCGGTTGATGTAGCGCTGCTGGTCGATGAACATACCCATGAAAGAATGAATCTCCCCATTGATGTACGGGAACAGCGCCACCGTGAAGGGATGCTCCTTATGGTCGTAGGGACTTTCGCCCTCGCAGAGCACCCGTCCGTCAGGAGCCAGGAAGTAGTACTGCCAGTACTTGTCGACTATCTCCGTAGCCGTAATGTACGCCCTGTCTTCAGGAGGAACCCCCTGCGCCTCGTACATGGCCTTACGTTCCTGGTTAATCTCCAGGAGCTTTGGCAAGTCCTCCTTTTCACATCGGAACATGTGGTCGAGCTGGTTAGCCGCCAGCGGGTCTTTGCACTGATAACGCGGCTTCACCTCTTCGCGCCACACCTCAATGACACGTACCAGGCTAGGGTCAGACGGATTGTAGAAAGACACGTTGAGGTAGTCGTTGACCTCGTTGTGAGGCTGCTGTGCTACCGCATAGTGCAGTATGTTGCCATCGTTGAAGTGGTAGATTTCGTCCAGCTTCTGGATGGTCAGCCCATATTCCGGCTTGGCAAAGCGGAAGTACAGTTCCTCGCGGCTGATGTCATGCAGGAGACCTATGAGACGCAAGTCCTGATGCGTGGCATCGTTGCCGCCCTCCCAGAACGCATAATAAGGATTGGGGAAGTCCGTATAGGAGTCCAGCAGTTCGTGACGCTCTTCCATGGTTTCGCGTGCGAAAGCCTGTGAAGACACCAGGAACTCTGCAAAGGCATTGTCGAGCTTTTCCGACTGGTAGGTGTTCTGCCAGTTGGTCTGTATGGCCGCAGACAGATTGTCCGACAGCTCCTTGGCATTCTGATGACGCGCATAGCATACAGGTTCCGTTTCCGTCTTGGCGTGAATGCCGTAGACGCTCATCCATAGCGAGTGCATGACATTGTTGCGAAGCGGCGTATTGCCCTGCATTCTGATGAGCTTTTCCTCAGACATAAGACCATAGCCATCCACCGGCACCTGATCGCCCCACTGATTGCCGAAGATATAACGCAACACCCTGGCACGTTCCTGACGTATGGCATCCTTTCCGTTCCATGAACGCTCACACTCTCCCAGCAGGTCAGTGTCGTAGACAGCATCCTGTATGTTGTTGGTACGTCGTTTCTTTACAGAGTCAAACCTATTGTCTTTGGCCAGTGGCGTGACATCCTTCAGAGTCAATAACGGCTTAGTCATATACTTCTTTTTGCCTACAAAGTTAGGAAGCAGGCAAGCACGTTTCTTCATAAAATTTTCCTCTGCGTGCTTTCTGTCTGATGAAGGGAAATTTTATGAATAAAGCAGGAAGAATGATTTATAATTTTACAGCGGAAATTTTTAAATCACGCAAATTTATGGCAGAGAATACGAAAAAGAAAGAAGGTCAGGAAGCAGCAGAAGGTCAACAGCCCACAGCCCGTGAGCGTTATCGCAGCCGCTACCAGGCCGCACATCCCGACATGAATCTGGATGACGAAGACGCTTTCTACGAGCAAGCCAACAGCAATCTGGACGAGCTGGAGAACTTCCGCGAGAGCAACCGTCAGTTAGGCGAAGCCATGGACAAGACCCCGCTGTTAGGTGGGCTGGTACTTGCCGCCAAGGAAGGTGAGAACCCCTTTGTCTATCTGGCAGAGAACATCGGCCCCGACATGGACATCAGAGAGCTGGCCAACAACCCCGACTTCGGCAAGCAGATGGGCGACGCCCTGGGCAAGTTCCAAGAGAGTCTGGCCGCAGACGCCAAGCGCAAGGAAGAGATCGGTACCAACATGCAGCAGAGCTTTGACGCCCTGAAGCAGTTGCAGCAGGAGAAGAACCTGAGCAACGAAGACGCGATAGCCCTGGTGAAGAAACTGTTTGGCGAGACCGACGAGAACGGCGAGCAGACAGACCCTGGCATCATCGGCAATGCCGCCATGGGAATTGTGCCCAAGGAAGTATGGGAAGCCGTGCTGAAGGCCCAGAACTACGACAGCGATATTGCATCAGCCGCCGACAAAGCCCGTGCTACCGCCATGAACGAGCGAATGCAGAACGGTCTGAGAAACTTTGGCAGCGGTGTGCCCAGCCTGTCAGGCGGTGGCGTAGGACGCGGTGAGCGCCAGCCCAAGAAACGCGGCGGTTTTGCCGACTGGGGAGAGGACGGCGTATGAAAGACAGTCCCGTCATAGACCCCAGTCCCAGGAAGAGAGACCCCGTAGACCCCACGGTGAACAACATGCGCAGTCCGGACGGACGCGGAGCAGGCCAGTCACTAAGAGGTACACAGGCATCAGGAACCCAGATACGACGCGGTGGGCTGACTAAAAGGTAAACAAAATATTAACCCATTTAAAACAATTAATGTATGAAACAGAACAAATTTAATTTTACACGACGGCTATTTGTCAGTTTGTGTCTTTTGATGATGGCTATTTTGACAGGCGGTACAGGACTGTGCCTTGCCGATGCAGCAGTGGTTGAGCCAGACCCGGCCAATCCTGACCCGGTGAATCCTGATACCAATGATATGAAGAGTCCTGACGGCAAAGGAGCCGGTCAGTCACTGCCAGGTACGCAGGCATCAGCCACCCAGTTGCGCCGTGCCAAGCTGGTAGAAGACCAGTACGACCCCGACATTGTGGAGTTTGAAGCCGATGACTATGTACTGCTGAACCACGCCCAGACCATTGCCATGCAGCGCAACGTCGGTGGCCATGACTACGAGATTACCGACTTCCGCATTGGTGAGGAAGACATGACGCTTGTAGTTACCGACGATATTGCAGCCGGTGAGAAAGTCATACTGACAGAGAGCAACTGTAGCGGTAACCTGGACATGCTGGGAGTATCAAGTACCATTGTAGTAACAGGAGTAGGCGGTTATGAGAATGGAAGCCAAACCAAGAAAGACGGTGGTCCGCTGGTACTGTTTGTAGTAGCCAACGACGAAGAGAAGATTACCTGCCGTCCTATTAATGGTATTACCAAGACCGAAGGTACGAAGAGCGACTATCTGCGAGAGTACACAGCCCCGGCCATTCCTGCAGGCACCAAGATGGTGATTACCTCTGTTGCAGCCAGCGAGAGCCAGATGATTGTACAGCCCGACAACAGTCAGCCCCGTCCGAACACCGTCTATCTGCAGAAGATGGAGTTCAATATCCTTATTACCGACCATGAGCGAGAAGTTATCAAGAAGACCAGCTGGGGACTTACCGACATCAAGGCACAGGCCCTTCGCAACTTCAAGAAGAAGCAGGAGTACAGCCTGTGGATTATGGCCCAGAGCCGCTTTATCATGCGCATGAAAGACGGAAACGAAGAGTTTGTCTACACCATGCAGGGTGCTTTGCGCCAGCTGACCAATACGCTAGGTCTGGACGGCAAGTTCAAGTGGGAGTACATTTCAGCCATCGGCAAGGTGATCGGCACCGGACTGGGCAAGTCGAAAGAAGCCTACGCCTATTGCGGTATGAACAAGATTGCCGAGCTGGACAACATGCCCGAAATTCTGCACCACACCGTAGAGTATAAGCACCACAAGACCGACTACGGCATCATTGTCCGCGACCTGGTAAGCAACTTCGGTACGCTGCACATTGTACACGCTCCAGCCCTGGATGACCTTGGCTACTCAAACTTCATGGTGGTTATCCCCACGCAGAAGGCCAAGTACTACCACAACATCAACGGCAACTCCAAGACCTACGAGATTGACCTGAAGAAAGCCGGCAATGAAGCCCGTGAGGCCAGCCGCTTCATCTACATCGAGAGCGGTGCCCTGAAGCTGGGCGGACATACCAGCGTGCTGGTAGGCCCAAGCGACGAGATTGTAGAGAAGAACATGTCAGACAACAGCAATCCTGTGAACCTGGTAGACGCACTGCCCAGCAATCCTACCGACGGCATGCTGATCAGCTTCGACGGTCTGCTGAGTGAGGACGGTCCCGTAGAGAAGGTGAGCACACTGCCCGAAAATCCGAGTGCCGGTGACCTCATTGCACCAACCGAGGACATCACCGTCGGCGAAGGTCAGGAGGCAGTCACCTACGAGCAGGGCAAGTACTACATCTTCACCAACAACGCCTGGACCGAGTACACCGGCACTGTGCTGGATGGCGACAAGGTTTGGCAGTGGAGCGAAGATGACAACGAGTGGAAGCAGTACACCGGCAACGCATAACTTGGAATTTCCCTCCTTTCATCACGGGGTCGCGGTGATGCCGCCGCAAGCGGAGCCGCGGCCCCTATACATTAAAGAAGCAGCGGTATAGCGAACAAAGACAAAACAAGAATAATGACAAAAGAATATCAGTTACGAAAGCTACAGAACAGCTACGAAGTCACCTTGAACTACAAGGGCGTCAGAGTGAGAGTAGCCTTTACAGGCGGTAATGTGTACAAGAGCAAGATGCCCACGTTCCGCACGGACAACCTGTTTACGATGAAAGCCCTGGAAGCCAGTGAGCTGTTCAAGAACAAGGAAGTGGTGCTGGTACGAGCCACCGGCGAAGCCCCCAAGCCCATGAAGCCCGTCGCACAGCAGCCCAAGAAGCCCGCAAAGCCTGGTGTAAAAGCACCGGTAACGGTGGCTAACACCACCAAGACACAAGCCCCCGTACAGGAACCAGGCAGCGAGACGCAGGAACCAGCAGGCGGTGATGACGGCAAGAAGGAGTTTGCCAGTCTGGCCGATGCCATCCGCTTTGTGGCCGAAGAGTACGAGGTACAGGTGACCAGTGAGGCTGAGGCCCGCAAGGTGCTGAAGGAGCACGGTATCAATCCGACCATCAAGAGAGGGTAAGAGGAAGATATGGCCATTACAGTAGCGGAGATAGTAAGACGTGTCAAGTCTGCCATAGACGAGCTGACACAGGAAGGGACAGACTTTTCCGACTTGACGAACGATGTGGCGAACATGACGCAGATCATCGTAGACAAGATAGGCTATGGTCTGACGTTCATCCTGGAGAATGCGCCACTGGACAAGCTGGACAGCAGCATGTTTGAGCAGACGTCACCCGCCGGGAGCATTGTCAGTGGCACAGGTGCGGAGAAGGCTCAGGTGTCAGACGATGTGATACGTGTTGTTTCTGCCCGGTTGTCATCATGGACGTACGCCCCGGTTCCAGTGCCAGAATCGTCGCAGGTTGCCCTGATGCAGAGCGACGAGTATGCCAAAGGCAGCTGGGACAGGCCGGTGAGTGTGCTGACCTTTGAGAACAACAACCGCTACCTGTACATGTACAGCCCGAAGACCAACAACGTAGAGACCTGCTACATGACCATTGTCAAGAAGCCCGACGTGAGCGGCATTTCCGTCAGCAACCTGTCAGCCAGTGTGAATGTGCCATCCCGTCTGGAAGCCGCCCTGGTGTACCAGGTGGCCGGTCTGACGATGCTGGCCTACCGTGAGGACGTGGCGCAGAGCCTGTTCAATGTGGCCAGGAACTATCTGAGTGCGGAGGTGAGTGAGGGATAAAGGTAAATAACAAAACGATGAAAAAGGAAAGACGATGGTAATACCACAGTTTGAGTTTAATGCAGAGGCCAACGCTTATTTTAGCGACCCCTTCACGGTGGATGAAGAGGCCCTGGTGCATATAGAGCTGGCCAGCCGTGCCCCTGTGGTAACCCTGAAGATGGAAGGGGACGGAGGCTATGCCAACTACGGGCAGACACCCAAGAGCGCAGATGCCTACGAAATCAATATCACCTCGAAGAAGGAAGTGACCCTGATGCTGGCCACCCCGGTAGAGGTGAAGAAGTGTTACATCTTAAACTAGAGAAAAGATGAATAGGTACAAGGTTGAAAAGAAAAATGAAGACTACGACCACCTGCTTAAGGCAAAGCAGAAAGATGGTGTAGTCGTAGGTTGGGAAGAGACACTTCAGATTCCTGTTTATCAGAAGGGAAGTGGTGGTGGCAGTAGCACCGTAGAACCCAATACCGTTGACTCAGATGCCATCGTAGATGACAGTATTCTTGCAAAGGACTTAAATCCAGATGTGAGAAGCCGTCTCAACGAAGGCTTTGCCACCAGCGACGATATTGCCGAGATATTCAGATGAGGCTTAAGCACTCTTATAATAAACCAAAAAATTAATCATTTAAATCATTTAGTATTATGGGACAATTGACTAACCCTTCCAGCACCGTTCAGGTGGAAAAACTTCAGGAGTTCTACAACACCCTGCTCACACTGTTTTATCAGAAGCCCAGCGCTGGTATCCCCGCAACCGATTTGGCCGAGGCTGTTCAGACAGCCATCACAGCCGCAGGCACAGCCTTGCAGCCTGATGACCTCGATACGCTGAACGGCAAGGTGGCCGCTCTGGAAGCTCTGATCAGCGAAGACCCCGATGCAACGACCCATGCCATTGACAAGTTCAACGAGATTGTTGCCTTCCTGGCCGGTATTTCAGACACCCAGACGTTGGATGGCATCATCAGTGGAATCAGTGACCAGATTGCAGCCAAGTACACCAAGCCGGGAACTGGCATTCCTGCCAGCGACCTTGCACAGGGCGTGCAGGACATTCTGAACGCTGTTGCAGGCAAGGCAGATAAGAGCGAGATGAGCGTGGTGCCCGGCACCGGTGCTGACGTCGACAAGACTACCATCACTCTGAAGAGCGGAACATCTGCCACCGTTCTGACCACCCACCAGGACATCAGCGGCAAAGTAGACAAGGAGCTAGGCAAGGGCCTGTCGACCAACGACTACAGCGCAGCTGACAAAGCCAAGGTGGACGGCATCGTGTACGCCACAAGTGAGGATATTGCTGAAATCTTCTCATAAACCACAACCGGGAGGTTTGGGTTCGACTCCCATTCCTCCCTCTAAAGAAACAACGACATGGCTTTGACGAATCAAGATAGTATTGTTACAGTAGGAAAGCTTCATGAAGCAAGAGGTTTCTTTGACGCCTTTGCCATGATGATACCTGCATTGTCTGACACAAAATATGCAAGTACAAGTCTGGTGGAGAATCCAGAGTTCTATGTTGTCATTGTAGACTCTGAAAACAAGATAATCTGCGGAGTCAGAAAGGACATGACATACACGGGCCTTGGTACAGCCCAAGTCATAGAAGCCATCATTGAAATAATGGACCAAATTGATAACGCTTAAGATATGAAGTTATTTGAATTTGACGAGCATATAGGCGACTGGCGGGTGCTGGTGCAGAGTAAGGACATTCAGAACGGAGCTATTCAGTCGAGGCATATCGCCGCTGGTGCGGTCACCACGGAGAAGATTGGCGACGGCGAGGTGAAGACCCGCAATATCGACACTGGCGCTGTGACTACGGATAAGATTGGCGACGGTGAGGTGAAGACCCGCAACATCGACAAAGGCGCTGTGACTACAGATAAGATTGGTGACGGTGAGGTGAAGACCCGCAACATCGACAAAGCTGCCGTCACCAATGAAAAGATTGCCGACGGCTCCGTTACTGCCGACAAGATTAAAGATGGAGCACTCACGCTTGACAAACTCGAACCCGGTTTCCAGGTCACGGAGCGCATGATTGCCTCTGGGTCGGTGACTACGGAAAAGATCGCCGACAGTGCTGTGACCACCCCAAAGATTGCCGACCAAGCGGTAACAGCGGAAAAGATTGCCGACCAGAATGTAACAGAGGAAAAACTGGCACCAGGCGCAGTGACCACCGAGAAGTTGGCTGACGACATGATAGAACGTTTAGAGACTATCACCGATGCAGAGCCGACTCCAGGCAGTGTGAAGCCCCTGCAAAGCGGTGGCGCTGCAGCTACATATGGATATTATATCAACAATCCAGAGTTTGTCAGAGCCGTAACTGATAAGGATGACAAGGTGCTCTATGGCGTTCAGGTTAATGGTAATTTCTACTTTGGTGCAGGCTGTCCTCAGCAGGTGAAGGACTATATACAGCAGCAGATAGACATCATCATGGGTGTTGATGATGCCACGGAGAAGATAGACACTATCAATGAGATGATAACCTTCTTTGAGGGCATCAGAAATGACGAAACCCTTCAACAACTACTTGCTGCAAGTGCTCAGGCTGTTGCTGAAGAGAAAACAAGAGCAGAATCTGTTGAACGGCATCTTGATGAGGTAAAAGCTAACAAAGAAGAAGTTAATGCTGCACTTGATACAAAGGTAGACAAGGAAGAAGGTAAAAGCCTTATTGATGCCGAGTATGCTTCTGCTAAATCCACTGTTGATAATCCAGAGTTCCTTGAAGTAACCACAGACTCAGAAGATAAAGTCCTTGAAGGAATCCAGTCTGATGGTACAAAAGTCTTTGGAGGAGACATCAATGTAGGTGGTTCTGCTAATATCAAAAGAGACATTAGAGTCTTTGGTAACATGGAAGTTTCTGGAGTATCATATAAGATAATAGATAGTCCAGAATATCTTGCAGCATGGTTAGATGCAGAAGACAAGGTAGTCTTCGGTCTTAAAGCCGATGGTAAGACTTATGTGGGTGATGCTGACTTCCTGAATGAGATAAAGAATAATAAAGAGTCTATCAGTGAGCTTAAGGCTGTTCTTGGTAGTATTAGTTCTAGCATAGAGTCACTTGATATTGATGCACTCTCATCTATCACAGCAGTTGAGAATCCTGAATATCTTAAGGTAGAACTTGATGCTGAAGATAGAGTTCTCTCAGGAACTAAAGCAGATGGCTCACATTATGCTTACAATATGCAGAGTGAAACTATTGATGCTAAAGTTGATAAGAAAGATGGCAAATCTCTTATTGATAAAGAGGTAGCAGAAAGCCTGTCTACTATTGAAGACCCCGAAGGAAGAAGTGAAATCACTACTGATTCTGAAGGTAAGATTATCTCTTATAGGGATGCTGATGGAGTGAAGCATGAGGAAGTCGGCATTGAGGTTAAGCATATTGGACTTTCTCCTGCTGCTACACAAGAACTTATAAAAGCTCTTGATGCTCTTGGATATACAGCCAACAACCCTGCTGACTGGAGTGATAGTGAGTTTGTAGAGATTCCTATCCCTTCTGTCTGTGCAGTTGTTAATATTGAGGTTGACAGTCAGGCAGAAGCAAAGGGGGTAAATATTCCTACATACATCCAGTTCTGGGATAAGGCTGGCAACTATTTTAGAAAGCCTATTGAACTGAATGCACAAGGTTCTTCTTCTATGGGTTATCATATCAAGAACCAAGCTATTGATTTCACTGACGGCAGTAAGATTAAGTTTGGTAATTGGGTTCCTTGTGATAGTTTCCATATCAAGAAATATTTCATTGATGTATTCAGAGGTCAGTGTATAGTTGGCTATTGGCTTACTGAGCAAATGTATCAGACAAGACCTTATGGGGAGCGCAGACCTTGGGATTATCTTAATTCATTTAATGATGTAGATAACTCTAATGGTTCTTTCAGCAAGGACTATGATACTGGTGCCTTGGCTCATCCTGATGGATTCCCTGTAAAGGTGTTCTTCAATGGTAAAAATGCAGGTATCTATGCTTTCAACTTGAAGAAGGATAGGTCAAACTACTATTGCAAAAAAGATAAGCAGAAGCAGATTCTTCTTGATGGTATATTAGGAGAAACTTTCTGGATGGCTAATGGTGATTTAACACAACCTGGAGTAGATGGAGGGAATATTTGGCATGACTTTGAAGTAAGAAACCCAAAGATAAACAAGGATATTAATGGCAATAAGTATGATGGTGATAATCCTACTGAGCCTTCTGATGACTATGCTACGACTAAAGCTGCTATCGAAAGATTGACCACTGCTATTACTCTTACTATGGCAGAAACTACAGATACTGCAAAAAGAGCTAAGTTTGAAGAATTTTTTAATATCCCTTTCTTAATCGACTATGATTTAATAAGTCAGGTATTGTATCATCATGATGGATATGCGAAGAACTGGATTTGGGGTTGCTGGGATGGCAATCTTTGGTGTCCTACAAGCTATGATATGGACTCTATCTTTGGTATGCATTGGAATGGTGCTTCTTTTGTATCAGACAGTCTTACGGGTATTCTTGGAACAAGTAATAACCTTCCAACTGGAACAAATTTGCTCAAGGGATTGTATCAAACAGAAATGAGAGCCAGATATAAGGAACTTAGAGACAATGGTATTTTCTCAGTTGATAATATTATTGGGCTTCTTGAAAAATGGGTTAATGCTTGTGGTTATGATAACCTGAAAGAAGATATTGAAGATATTGTTACATCTCCTTATCTAGAGAATGGTAGTGTTGTTGTTGATGATGAAGGAAATCCCGTACTAATTCCAAACACTCCAAGTTATAGAGATAATGAAAAGACTTATCGGTATGAACCAACCACGGGTGGATGGTATAATAGTGTTCAAAGGGTAAAAAATTGGCTTATTCAAAGAATTTCCACATTAGATACATATTATGATTATAATCAGTTATAATCATAATTAAATTTTATAAACTTTTAAATATTTAAAGTTATGGCAAACAATTGTTTAGTTACAAAACTTAAAGGTGCAGTAAATTCTGACCTTGACAAATTGGGAGTGATGACATTTATAGTATCAAGACCTTCAGGACAGACAGGTGCTGATAACTTCTCTAATCCGTGGTACACAAATTTGGGAGTAGTGGGTTATGTAGATGGTATTAGAACTACAAATCCTATAATTACTCAGATAAACGATCAAGCAGTAGAAGCTACTAATGATTACGATAACAGTAATCATGAACATTATGAAAATGGTGTTGGATTACCTTCTGCCCTTGCTAATGAAAAAATACGGGTTAAAAATTACTATAGGATTGTACAAATCGCTTTGTCAGAAAATATAACCACAACGGAGCTGGCTAAATTGAAATATGTAGATGGTTTTACGCAGTTTAATAAAAGAGGTTATATAAATGCCCCGCAATTAGACGTTAAAGATTACAACGAGTTTTCAGCATCATTAGAGAGTATTGGGTGTATAGATCTTTTAGGAAATGTAGATGACATGGCAGTAAAGACAAGCCTTATAACTTTTAATTGTGAAGGAAAATACGGTTTAGTTGGCACTGCTGCATCGCTTGTTACAAAAGTTCCAAACGTCCATACATTACAAGTTGGTTATGGTATTACAGGTAACTTTGCTGACTTCGGAGCACTGACAAGCCTTACAACTCTTGCTTCAAAGAATGCAACTGGAAGAGTAGAAGATTTTGTTGCTACTGCTAGAGCAGCAGGTAGAACAAGTGGAAGCGTGACGCTTGTATGGACTCCTAACATAACCTTCCAAGACCAAGAGCAGTATGGAACTGGTGGCAGTGTATTAAGCTGGACACCTACTACTATTACTTTTGATGGTGTTACTATTGATGCTTAAATGTTAAAAAGGTACTTGCTGTAATGGCACACTGGATATTCGGTATATACTGCATAGCGATTATCATTTTCACCTTTTGGGGTGAATGCAAGTAGATTCTTTTAATTTTGCATAATTAGAACATAGACCGATCTTCGGGGAATAAAAAAAATAAAAGAGTCCCCCGACTTTCATAAAAGTATCTCACCACATTTTACGAATTACCCACATCGTGGAGCCGGAGGGACTCAGTATGCCCTTCTTTCCATGACGTGGGTGTTTTGTATCCGTAATGTGGTGAGATGGGTGCAAAGGTAATAAATAATGTTGAACGGACAAAATTTTTGCACAATGAAAAGGTATGAAGCACTGAAATTAGTGGGTGGAACGTTAAAAATGCTCTCAGATTGTGAGGTCAATTTTGACGACTGGCGGTTTGTGTCTATGTATGAAGAGTTTCGGATGATGAGGAAGAATGGGATGAAATACCGGGAGTGTATCAGGATGCTGGCTGAGGACTACCATATCAGCCGGGCAACCGTTGAGCGGGCAGTCAAGAGACTGGACGGGGAGTGTTAGGGCTGTCATAACATGACAGCACACGAAACGTTAAATAGCGTCAGAAAGTGAGGGCTGAAAGGATGTGATGAGGTTGCTGTGCCACAGCAACATGCAGTATCTTTGTGGGGTCAATGCGCAATGACACACAGAGAGAATAACAACTTATTATCAACTTATTCACAACATTTCATTATGGACGAAACAAAAGTCATTTCGATTCCCGGTGGTGGTGACAGTTCTGTTCCTGCCTGGCTTCCGTTCATGGCAAACAACGGTGGCTTTGGCGGTATGAACAATCCTCTTTGGATGATGTTCATGTATCCCTTCATCCTTCCTTTCCTTAATATGTACGGAGGTGGTTTTGGCGGTTTTGGCGGTTTTGGTGGTGGAGCCGGTAATGTGCTTGGCACAGGTTTCCTGAGCAACCAGCTGAACAACAATAACGACAAGGAGACCATCCTGAACGCCCTGCAGTACAACCGCGAGGCCATCAGTCAGCTGGCAAGTCAGTTTGGCACCAGCATCAGCGACGTACAAAACAACATTGCCATTGCCAACTCGAAGCTGGCCGACATTGGCGCACAAGTAGGCATGAGTGGTATGCAGGTTATCAATGCCGTGCAGAATGGTAACGCCACCCTTGGCCGTCAGTTGTGCGAGTGCTGCTGCAACATGCGCTACGACCTTGCCCAGCAGACCAATGCGCTGCAGGCACAGGCCGCTCAGAACGCAAGCCAGGCACAGTTGCAGTTGGCCAACCATGATGCAAACGTCCGTCTGCAGCTGGCCCAGAACCATGCTGATGACCGTCTGGACGTATGTCAGCAGACCAATGCGCTCAGCACCCAGGCTGACCGTAACTACAACGGTACGCTCGGAGCCATTGCCGACCTGCAGACCAACATCACAAAGGAGTTCTGCGACATTCGCGAGCGCGAGATGCAGTCGAAGATCGACACGCAGTCGGACATCATCACCCAGCTTCGCGGCCAGGTGAGCAACGACAAGCAGACAGAAGCCATCGACAAGCGCTTCAGTGCGCTGGAAACCGCTCTGGCTACCTTTGCAGCCAAGCAGCCTAACACGGTGCCTGTGGTTTATCCGAACCTGACGGCAGTGAACCAGACACCGTACATGGGTGGCTATCCTGGTGGATTCTATGGTGGTTTCTAAGGAAGGAGGTGGGATATGGGATGCTTTAATACCGTAACCAACCAGTTTGGTACTCCTTATCTTAGCTCTACCAACACCACCGTAGGCACAGCTTCTGTTGACGTGGCCCTCGGTTCGCGCCGTCGGCCACTTCCCCCAGGGTATTTCACGGTGCGCATAGCCAATGCGATACCTACAGGAACCACTGAGACGCTGCCCATCACGCTGACGCGCAACGGGATCACCCGACAGCTGACACTGTTTGACGGTAGTCCTGTGACGGTGGCAGACCTGATAGGCGGTACAGGTGTCATCACTGTGTTCAACGACTCGGAGAACGGCATCCTGCAACTGATGTCGCCGGTGGCGTAGGGAGAAGAGAGAGTAATAAACAAAAGTAATCAAGATTATGTTTTCACAACTTAGACAAGGTAGCCAGGTGTGGATTCTCGACAAGAGCGGGAAGACCCCTGAGCTGAAGATGGGACAGGTGACGAACATTCCGCAGGTGGTCCCAATGTATAACACCCAGAACCCGGCCATGACCGGTTTCCAGCCAGACATGGTTGTAGACGTGACGGTGAAGACCGACAGTAGAGAGTACGAGTTGAAGCAGCTGCACGCCAATCTCCAGATAGAGGCACGCGACGACATCAAGGCCGTCATCAGTGACACGCAGGAGAGTATGCTCCAGGAGGTTGAGGCCATGAGTGCGCAGAGCCGGCAGATAGTGGACTCGCAGGCGTACCATCAGGAAGTGCTGAACAAGTGTGAGCAGTGGCGCAGGATGCTGAATCCCCGTTACGAGAAGGAGCAGAAGCGTGACGAGCAGATAGAAGCCCTGAACAAGCGTTTTGATGCCTTTGAAGACAAGTTCGGCAAGGCACTTGACAAGATACTTGCGTCGAAGTAGTGAGGACTCAAAAACAGTAACAGATATGGGAATGATGATTATCAAGACCAAGAAGCTGTCGCCTCGCGAGGTGAAGAAGAAGCTGCATGAGTTTATCGACAACATCAGCGAGGACTGTGGCCCGGAGATAGACCAGATGGCCGACGAGCTGAAGCAGCACGGCGACGCCTTTGTGGACGCTCTGAGCGGTTACGGTGGCGAGGGTAGCGGCTACAACCGTGGCGGCTATGGCTACAACCGTAACGACATGGACGGTGGCGGTTACAACCGTGGCGGTGGCTATATGAGAGGCCGCGCCTGGCACAAGAACGAAGGCACCATGGAGCAGCGTGAAGAGCTTCGGAAGAAGAACGAGATGAAGCTGCAGGAGATGGAGCGCCAGATGCAGGAAATGCGCCAGCAGCTGATGCAGGACATGTAAGAACCCAAGGCAGGGAGCTGAGTAGTGGGGTTGACATGACATGGCAACATACAGGACGGCAGCTCCTTGCTTTATAAAAAAAGACAGACACCATGCTAAAGGATATATTTGACGATGACGAGCTGGACCTGACGCCGGAAGGTTACAGGGAATATTTGCGCAAGCACGGGCCGCACTTCTCGAAAGAGCTGTGTGAGTTTGCCGTGGGCATGATGAAGGGTGAAGACGAGAAGCCCATCAAGCCCATGAAGAAAGAAGAAGTGGACGGCCTGCTGAAAGAGTTCAAGGTAGAGGTGAAGAACGGACGGGAACATGACAGCGTATTTGTGGCCAACATGGGACTGGCCGACTACCTGGGCGACAGTGTGCCGGACATGGAGCATCTGGCCAAGTATGTGCGTAACGTGATAGACGATCCGGACGGATACGAAGGTATCGCGTTTGGACGATGGGTGGCCGACATGTGCAACAAGCATGTGGAAGTGCCCTGGGAGGAACTGATGTAAAGGGCCGATGTGAAAGCATCGGGAACAGGTGGCTTATGTTGTGGCAGCAGATAGACCTGGACGGTTACTGGTTGGCAACGGTGATATACGTGCCGCAGGAACGAGACATGCCCATCGTGGCTGAGGCCTTAGAGAAGCTTGGGTGCCCGGAGAGGGATATTATGGACACTTGGCAGGCAGTGACCCGGGAATGGAACAAGGGATACACCTGGAGCAATCCGGGCAGGCGACGGAGTATCACCATCATAGGAAGAGCCAAGGACTGGCCGCAGCTGTTTGACACGGTGCTGCATGAGACCGGGCACATCAGGGATGAAATCATGGCCGCTTACGACGTGATGAACTATGGCGAGCCACCGGCGTACACGCAAGGCGAGATAGGGCGCCAGATGGCTCCGATGATTAAGAAGCTGGCGTGTCCATGCTGTGGGGCAGAGCGGTAGTCAACGCTTCTTTTCCAGACGTTCCAGGGCAAAGTAAGCCAGGAAGGTGACACAGGTGGCCATGTGTGGAACCTGATGCCAGATGCTGCCAGACATGAGCGAGACGGCCACCACGTAGGCAACAGTCAGGATGATGTAGGAGTAGGCCCAGTATGTGCCGGTATTGTCTTCCTTTGTTTTGGTGAAGATATGGACGGCAATACCAGCGAGCAATGAGAGCCAGGGCAAGGCAATGCCGATGTAATGCAGGACATCCGTCTGCTGATGGGAGAACCAGCAGAGGACATAGAAGAACAGAGCCGAGAAGCCGACGAATTTAGTGGTCATCCCTCCTTTTCTTTTTGGTAAAGTTCGAACATACGATTGTTGATGTTCATACGACGTTCTTCCGTTTTCATGTATTCCATCCATAGGTGGTAGACTTCTGACTCTCTTTTAGGCTGGTTCGGGTCTGACTTCATGCGAAGCTCTTCACGAAGTCGTTGGTTTTCCTCACGGAGTCGAGTCAGCTCACTGTCTTCATCATCTTTGGGTGATGAGGCTGCACCATCATAGAAGGCTCCCATGTTGAGACCAAACGCCTCGCAAATATTTTCAAGAAGCCCGGTCTTAACGTCTTTTGCTTCGAGAAATTGGTTAAATGATTGTGAACTAACACCCATCCTGCGTGCGGCTTCAGCCTGGCTGATGCCAAGTGCATCTAATTTACTTTTCAATTGTTCTCCTGTCATAATATCAATAGTTTTATTTATTAATTAATCTTAAATCTATACTAGTATTGATTGTTGTATCAATAAAAGTATTTATATTTGCATCGTGAAACGTGTTCGGGAAGTGTTCCGAAATTGTTCTGACAGCGGGACAGACTGCAAATATACAAATAATTCCTGAGATTACAAAGTGTTATCAATAAAAATATTGTTATGGCAAGAAAAGTAAAAGTTATCGTGATTCCGCGGGGCAAGGCAAATCAGATCTGCAAGGCCCTGGGTATTGGTCGTACGACACTGTACGCAGCGCTGAACTACAGTTCACACTCTGAATATGCCAATCTTACCAGACAGAAGGTATTGAAAGAGTACGGAGGAATAGAAACGACTAAAGTAGTATTCTGAAAACATAAAACAATTGATTCCCTATGACTATGACAAAGAAGAAAAACTTAATTGACTACATCAAGAAGAGTCACATCAGGGCTTTGGAGAAATTCATAGCTGAGCTGGAGAAGTACAAAGAGACTTGCGACCCGGACGGTGTGTTGTTTGAGGATGCCAATACCAGCTTCACACTGTCAGACATTGCCATCAGTGATGACGGACAGCTGTTCTACACGTACGACGGCCAGGTGGAGTTTGAGGTTATCGTCCGCAAGGATGAAGAGACCGGCGAGTACTGGGAAGAGGAAGTTGACGGCATCATGGACTATGTTCAGTTCTGGAGCAAGTGCCTGAAGCGTGCGCAGCGGTACTGGAGCATGGCCCCGGAAGAGCTGGACGCCATTCAGGACGGAGAAAAAGAGGATGAAGAGGAAGATTGACTATGGACTTGAACGCTCTGATATACTCTGATAACGCCGCCAATATCCAAGTGGTGGTTTCGGCAAAGGACTTGCGCGACTTTGCGGACTCGCTGATGGCGTTTGCCACTCAGAAGATAAAGGAGCGCGAAGAGCCGACATATTACACCCGTGAAGAGCTGGAAGAGCTGTTGCACTGCAGCGCGCCCACACTGTTGAGCTACAGGCGCCAGGGCCTGATACCGGAGCCTGTGACCATGGGTGGAAAGACTCTGTATGACAAGGCAAAGGTAAAGGAAGCCATGACAAGTGGCAGACTGAAAGTGAAAGTAAACAGGACAAAACAATAATAAGACGTGGAACTATGAAAAAGGATTTAATGAAGTTTGCGGTGGCCCTGGGCATCATGATTTGCGGCCTGATGCTGGTAGGGTGGGCTGGCAATATTGACTACACGGAGCATGTGATCATACGCATGTCGCAGGAAGAATACGACTCCGTGAAGAACCTGCTGACCAAGGAGAACGGTGAAGAGCCGTCGGAGAGTGACATTGCCAACTGGTGGGTAGAGCATAACTGCGAGTAGGACGATGCTCAGTGAGAAGACCAAAAAGGAGTTGGAGCGGCGCAGAAGCAGCCTGCGTGCAGACTTATACCAGCTGTGCGGTCAGATGACAGTACACTCGCTGGAGAGCCTGTGCAGGAAGATACACGCCATAGAGTGGAAGATATATTCATTTAAAAAGGATGGAAGGATATGAGTAAGGGAAAGAAAGTAGTATGCTGCATGAATTGTGCAAAGGCCATGTTGCACAGGTATGACAACAATCCGATACTGGCCGCGTGTCTGGCACAACCGCAGCCGTGGGATGACAAGTTCCCGTATGCGGTAGAGGTGGCCAGTGTGTTGCGCTCCTGCAATGATCATGAAGAGAGCGACGTCCAGAAGATGGTGCAACAGCGTACGAAGAAGACGGCATGAGCGGTTGGTATAAACGTCAGCGCAACATACCAGAGCGTCCGTGGTTCACGGATGCCCAGGTATTGCAGCTCTACGACTATCTGGAGGCCAAGGCGTACGTGTCAGACGGCATGTACGAAGGCCAGCTGATACGTCGTGGCAGCTGTCCTACCACACGCCCGGAGATGATGGAAGCAACCGGGCTGTCATACAAGCAGGTGGACCGTTGCCTTAGAGTGTTGTCCAACTACGGCGAAATAATTGTTAGAGGGAATAACAGATTTTCGGTGATTAGCGTATGCAGTTACTGCAATAGCGAGCAGCAACTATCCTTATTCGGAACGGCAGAGGATGCGGCAGGAGGTACGACCAGAGACACGGCTGGAGGTACGGCTGAGGGTACGGCACACCTATTAACAATAGAAGAAAGATATAAAGATAATCTTATAACTCCTTACAGTCCTTATAAGAATGAGAGAGAGAAGGAAGATGAGGCCTTAGAAGTAAAAAAGAGGTATAACAAGACCTTTGACGGCAAGTTGCCCCCTTGTGTGCGTCTGACGATGCCAACGCGGCTGATGGTAGTGGAGTGCATCCGGAGGTTCGGCAAGCAGTCTGTAGACATTGTGTTTGAGCAAGTGTTGGCAGAACCCTTTTCGCTGGGTCTGAACAAGACAGGTTTTCAGGCCAGCTTTCAGTACATCTTTGAGCCGAAGCACTTCCAGCAATACCTGGAGCGTGCCATGCTGAGGCTGAAGAAGACCGCCGATGTGAAGGCCAGGGAGTCCGACGTGACACGTCGGCATGCAGAACAGGAACATTTGCCAGTCAGGCAGAGCCGAGAGGAGTATGATGCGGAGATGCGTCGGTATGCAGCAGAGCACCCGGACAGTCCGGCGGCAAGGATTGTGAAGCAATGGGATGATGACAAAAACAATAATCAATAACAAGATATGAATCACGAAGAGAGTAAACTACAGAAACAATGCGTGGCCTGGTTCCGGGCACAGTACCCGCAATATGCCATGCTGCTGACGCATGTAGCCAACGAGGGCAACGGGAACCGGGTGAGTGCAGCCATCCATAAAGGAGAAGGCACGGTGGCCGGTGTGCCGGACTTGCTGCTGTTTATGCCGGCAGCATTCGATAAAGGATACCTGCAGAGCTTGGCGGCTTATCACGGGCTGGGCATAGAAATGAAGACCGCCAAGGGTAAGCAGTCACAGCAGCAGAAGGATTTCCAGAAGATTTTTGAGTCGGCACTTTATCAGTATGTCGTAGTCAGGAGCTTTGAAGAGTTCAAGAAGTGTGTGAGAGACTATATCAGCAAGACAACCCCATATACACGGGCACAAATAGCCTCAGCCCATGTGGAGGTCGAGAAGGAACGGCTGGAGCGTGAACGTGAGAAGTTAAGGAAGATAGTGAAGAAAGGGTAGGAGTATGAAGAAAATAGACACACTATACGTTATCACGGGCATAAGCAGGCTGACCGGCGAGAGGGAAGTGGCCAGCATACCCATACATGAGTCAACGGCCAAGGAGCTGCTGAAAAAATGGAAGGATGTGAAAGCACGTCATCGTGTCTTCCTGCGATTGCGCATGGAACCATATAGTCCCAAACTCTTTAAATGACTGGCTATGGCAATAAGAACGAAATACCAGATATTCTGTACGAAGAAGACGGCCCCGTTGCTGACCACGTACGATAAGGTGTCGGCCTATGTGGAGTTTAACGAGCATATCCGCAATCCCCAGGGCGACATGTACCGGCTGGCGCAGGAAGTGGAATCCGTGGGCGAACTGACGAAGCAGGAAGAGTATTTTTTGCTGGTCTACCATGTCCGCAAGGCTATACGCCGCTACTATGACAACGGGCGCAAGCAGGAAGACCTAAAGGCCAGCCTGGAGCTGGAGTCGCAGTTGGACAAGTGGAACAAGCGCACAAAGAACTTTATGGCCAGTCATCCTGCCTGGAAGCCGAAGGACACGGAGAGCCATGCCTTCTATGTGCTGGTGAGCGAGTGGCGCAAGGCATGGCATGAGCGTATGGGCTACCGTAAGCGCACGATGGGCTATGAACAGAAGGTGATGGAGCAGATGTCAAAGAAGTGCCGAGAGATAGAAAAACAGATAGACAAATATATCAAGGACAAATTACAACTATTATGAAGAAAGAGATGATTGCGCCCTTCAATCCTCAGGATGCTGAGGTAAGGGCAAACGTGCAGCGCATCATGGACGCAGCACCGGTAAAGAACCTGACGGAGAACGAGGTGCTGCAGACGCTGAGGCTGGTGCAGCTGGAGCGCCTGTTGCGTGACGATGAGCGCACCAGCCGCTTTGCTGTGACAGTGTATCAGGACGACCAGCGCCTGATGGCATGTTCGGACGAAGACAAGTTCCTGGCACTGCTGTTGGATGCCGACTGTAGGAAGACGTTGCTGATGTCCAAGCGGTGTCGGTACTGTTTCGGTCAGACACCCTACTACTGGCGCAAGATAGCCAGCCAGTGTGTGCTGGTAGCCGTATCGTCGAACATGGTTGATGCAGACAATGGTGGCCGATACTATGGCCGTGGATGGGTGCTGGCACCCAACATTGTGACGTTGAGAAGATGGATAGAAGAAAACATGAAGGAGGTGTGATGATGGGAAAGAACAGAACGCCGTTTGCCGGCAACGGCCTAAGCCGTACGGCCATGATATTGCCGGCAACGGCCTAAGCCGTACGGCCATGATATTCAAGATGGCCACTATTGCCGGACATAAGCTGACACCACCAGAGATGAATAAAATCAAGAATGTCAATCCGCGTAGCCTGGAACGAGTGTATAACGAGGTGGTGCGGATGAATGATCCTGGCAGTGCCGCTTTTGCATTGTCGTTTGTTTTGAAATAAAAAGAGAAAATGCAACATGAAGATAATAACATATAACATTGACGGTCTTCCTGAGACCTTAGACTTAAACAATCTGCCTTGGGTGTTCAAGCCTCTTGTGTGGATTTACAAGCTGTTTGCAAAGACAACTATTATCCACCTGAACGACAATCCGGGCAGGGCAGAAAGCACAAAGAAGATAAGCCACTATCTGAAGGACTTTGATATTGCCGTCTTCCAGGAGGACTTCAACTATCACGACGAACTAACCTATGAGCTTAAGGATAGGAACTGGGGGACGTTTCAGGGTTCGATAGACCTGTCCAAGGTATTCTCAATGGTGAAATGGCTCAGATATAAGGCTGATGGGCTTGGAATGATGACCACTCCAAAAATCTCCATCGTCGATGAAGACATGGTGGAATGGAACGACTCTTGCGGATACTTCTCACACTGTAACGACAAACTGACAAGGAAGTAGTTTAGGAGGTATGTGCTGATGGTGACACAGACTGGCCAGCATTTTGTGGTCTATGCGCTTCACGCAGACGCTTCAGCAGATCTTGAAGACGTCAGGGACTCTGATACCAGGAGAAAGCAGTTCACGCAGTTGGTTGAATACATCATAGATGACAAGTACACAAGTTACGTGAATATACCCATCATCATACTTGGCGATACAAACTGCACCCAGTTGGATATAGACAAGACGACTATCAATGATTACCTGGTGGCACCTTTGCAGGATATTGGGTTCAATGTGGAGGAAGCCCAGCCCAATGACGACATTGACAGGGCGTTTATTGCCAACCGTACTGACTCTACCAACAAGATGGTTATCAATGGCTGTGAGCATGGTGTCAGTGGGCTGTCTGATCACAGGCCGTTTATTGTGGAGTTTGACATTGTATCTTGTTAAATTAAAGGAGAAATAACTATGGTTATATTACTTATAATTGGACTCATTTTGATTATATTAGGTGTAGCAGAGGGTATTTATTCTAATGTAAATCCAACACCCACTTTATTTGTTTCAATTGGGTTTATGTTATTGCTTTCTGGAATAATTAAATTGAGTGATGAAAACAAACCATCAGCAATGGATGTTTATAAAGGGAAGACTACTCTTGAGATAACCTACAAAGATGGTGTAGCGGTAGATAGTGTAGTAGTATTTAAAGATAAGGAGAAATAACTATGGCAACAATTAAAGAATTTAGTGACTTGCAACGAACTTATATTGAAGTTATATGAACTTAAAATGCTGTGATTATGGGTATCTTTAAAAATTTTATAAGACAAACTAAAAGTTTATTTAAAAAAGAGGATAATGTTACTGGTATTGTTGTTAAAAAATTGCCTTTAACTTATGTAGCACCTTGTGGTACTGTTGTTGAAAAATTACGTTTAACAATTGATATTGAAGAAGGAAAAGAGGTTGCTAAATTTAATCCTATTACAGGTAAACTATATTGGCCTTCTGATGGTTCTGAAGCAGATGGCCCTGGTATAAGAGATATTCCTAATTATAAGAACCTTGTGCATATCTTCCCCGAACTCAAAGAAGAGTCTGAGGATGAGAGGACAAGAAAAGCACTAATCAAATATTATTCATTTGATAAAGATGGAGGTTCTCATGCTTTGGACAATATCACACCTAAACAAATTGTTACTTGGCTTGAAAAGCAATGTAAGCAGAAGCCTACTCTACCTAAATGGAAATACAAGAAAGACAACACACCATTATCGAGAGATTCGCTTATTCTCAACAAGTATGGGTGCGTGGCTAAATCTCCATCCGGAGCACTTGTTAGCGATGTTTGGGTTATTGATTATGATGAATTAGCAAAACTCCCGAAAGAAGAGTATGAAAAGCAAGGAGAGCAGAAGCCTACCATAGAAATGAAGACTCCAGAAGAAAGTCTGGGTATTGACTCTGACACTTACAATAAGATTGTGGATGAATGTGTCTATGGTGAGCAGAAGCCTGCTTGGAGTGAAGAGGATGAGAAAATACTTAATTACTTATTGTGGTTTTATGATACTCGTTTTCGTTGTAACGACACTTGTGGTGATGATATTAAATTTGGAGATATAGTAACTTTTCTCAAATCCCTCAAAGAAAGATACTCTTGGAAGCCGAGTGATGAGCAGATAAAAGCAATAAGACTTGCAAGGTCTTTTGTTACGGATGATTTTGACGAGCACCCAGCATTATCAGAGATTCTTATAGAATTGGAAAAACAATTAAAGAAACTAAGGGAGGAATAAGGTATGGAAAAAGTTGAAGGAATAAAAGTTGGTTCAGTTCAATGTGAAACTATCGAACTTGACAATAGACTAAGGTTTGAAGATGGAAGGCTGTATATTACAAGTACTCCATATAAAAATGGCATACAATCTGATTTCTCTGAAAAGATAGATGTAACGGACGATGTATTAGATATGTTTTTGGAAATATTAGAATATAAGAAGAGTAAGTTATGAAAGCAAACGAAATGCCTGAGAGAATATACATCTTCGACTACAACGATGCAATGGTGACACCGCTTGAAGGTGACACTACTTATGTGAGGGAAGATGCCTTTATTGAGAAGGCTTGTGATTTTTTTGAAGAAAACATAGAAGAGGAGGATTGTAAAATCGGAAGCAGTGAATGGGTTGAGTTAAGAGCAGAATACAAGTCTTTAGACTCTTTTATAAGAGCATTTGTAGAATACATGAAAGGAGAGTAAGGTATGACAGGGCAAGAGTATATATATAATAGAGACCTACATCCATTTTGGGATTGTTCACGCGACCCAGGAAGAGAGGATGTGTCAGACGCTTTTGAGCAAGGCAAATATGAGGGCGTCAAGGAATTTTTGTCGAAAGCGTGCAATGAAGCAGACCTTAAACAATGGTTTATTTCAAGTGTTGATGCGAATGAACCAGTGTGGACTGATGAGCATATTGAAGAGCTTTTGAAGGACTATATCTTAATTCGCAAATAAGTTATGAAAGGAATTTATTCATCATTTACGGAAGGTTTTATATGGAATGGCTGGAGATACTTCTGCCTTGGTGTAGATAGTTACGAACAGTTATATTATTAAGTTATGGAACAGTATATATCAAAATCCGCTTTAGTAGCGGAGATAATAAAAAGAAGGGATGCTGCTTTAACAAGACAACATAATCTTAAATCTATCGGGCAGGAATCTGTGCTTAACGAGATGATTGCAAATGAGTTGAATTTAATTATCTCTACCATCAACACACTTGAAGTGAAAGAGGTGGACTTGAATGACTATTATCATAAGTTCCTTGAAAAGGAATGGTTTGGGAATAGGCATGTAAGAACTGTATCAGAAATGATGGCTTTTACTGCCAAACATTTCTTTGAACTTGGTATGGCAGTAGGTAATAAAACATAGAAAGGAGAATAAGATGGAACTAAATAATTATATAAATGCAATGTATTGTATAAGTATGAATTATAATCCTTTTATAATAAAAAATAGAGAATTGCACCAAAGATATATAAAGAAAAAACTAAAGCACAGAAAGGAAAATAATATGAGTAAGGCAGAAGAAAGAGCGTTGGAGAGATTTCCCGTGCATAAAGGTGCAAGTGAAGAATGGATAGAAATGCACCTTAAAGGTGTTTGCGCAGAATATATCGAAGGCTACCACCAAGCAGAGAAAGACTTGGAACTGACGTGGGAAGATATAAAGACCATTGATAAACTGTTAAATCAATGTGTTGATTGTAATAATCCGTATCAAGAAGTATTGAAACGATTTAAAGACTATAAAGAAAGGAAAGAAAAATAAAGGACCTATGGCAAAGAAGAATCAAAAGACCACAACGGAGGCACTTCAGGAAATGGCCGATGAGCTCGGAAAGGCTGCTGCTGACTTAACAGCGTTCATGACGGGCGGTATCGGACCGACACAGCAGGAGTACATCGACAAGATTAATGCCGACTGGAACGGCTATAACTTCATCGTCGTCTTTGGTCATGTGTACCGTCTGACAAACGAGAAGAAATACAAGGATAACGGTGCCCTGCGCTGTCCGTGCGAGGTGTGCGAGCTGAGAAACGATTGCTGTCAGGATGGCAATAAGGCGCTCTGCAGAATCCTTCGTGCCGATACCGACGAGTATTTCTATGATGCAGGCGAGCTGGTCATCAACAAGCGTGGCAAGATGAAGGTCGAGAAATGGTTTGGTTAAACAAGAAGGAGAATAATATGACAGACGAAGAGAAAAGAGAGCAGGTAATGCAAGCTCTGACTAGTATGTTGGAAACAACACCGTTTTCAGTGGAGTTTAAGGTTAAGAAGAAGCCTGCAGGCATCAAGGTTATCATCGAGGTCACGCAGGAGCAGATGGACGGCATAGCGAAGCAGACATTGGAGAAAACGAAACGAATAGAACGAATTAAATAGAAGCAACTATGGATAAGGGGACTGTAGTATATCTGTGCTGGTACGACTTTGCAAAGAAGTGTGAGATCGTGTACCAGGGTGAGGTGGTTGACAACGATCTGTGGGCCGATACGCAGTGGGCCGGATGGGTGAACGTGCAGTTTATGCCCAGTGGACTGGCGAAGCCCATCTGTCACCACTTCCGCAAGGAACAGTTGTCGCTGGATGCCCAAAATGTGCCCCACGATGACTGTTACCTGGTATGTGGAAAGAAGACCCGCTTCTTTGAGCATGATGTCACGGCCAAGTCAAAGACCAGAAAAGTGCTTAACGCTTCTGATGCCTGGATACGAGTGCAACAGTTCAAGCGTGAGCACTGGGACGACGAGCACGGGCACCTGATGACGGATGCCATTGACGACTTCTACCAGATGTGGCGTGATGCTATTGCCGTCAGGCTGGGCATGATGCAGCAGCATAAGCCCCAAAACATGATGAAGATGGAATGTCCGTCAACGCCTGCTGAGGCTATGCAGCCTCAACGTCGTATAGTGAGTGACGAGAAGATGGAAGAACTGAAAGAGCAGCTGAAGGAGGCCGTGAAGCCTCGTAAGCTGACAGCCAGGGAGAAGCGTTCCACCGGGCGCATAGAGTACCAGAACGCAGTACAAACATCAATATTTGATTGACAATGAGGATAGGACTGATAGACGTGGACGGTCATGCGAAGAAAAAGAAGTGGGGAGCGACGATATATCCCAATATTGCGCTGGCTAAGATTGCCCGCTTCCATAAGGAGCATGGTGACGAAGTGGAGTGGTACAGTCCGTTCGGTGAACACTATGACCGGGTATATATGTCTAAGGTGTTCAACTTCTCCCCAGACTATGATTACATCATCAACAATACAGACCGAATTATAAAAGGTGGTACAGGATATGTCATCAGTGAAAAGGATATGCCCGGATATAGACCTCAATTTTGGGATAGTGTGTGGTATTGGGCTGAGCTTCCCAAGGAGATAGACCATTGCCAGCCCGACTACAGCATCTATCCGCTTATCCCGGAGGATACTGCCTACGGTTTCCTGACTCGCGGATGCCCGAACAAGTGCAGCTGGTGTGTAGTGCCCAAGAAGGAAGGAGCCATCAGACCCTACATGGACGTAGACGAGATAGCCATTGAGGGACGCCATAAGCTGGTGTTGATGGATAACAACTTCCTGGCAGCAGGCGACTATGCCCATGAGCAGTTAGACAAGATCATCAGCCGAGGCTACCGGGTGGACTTCAACCAGGCACTGGACGCCAGACTGGTCACCGATGACTTTGCACGGAAACTGGCCCAGGTGAAGTGGCTAGATAAAAACCGCATCCGCTTTGGCTGTGACACCCAGAAGCAGATAGAAGACTGTGAGCGTGCTATGGAGATGATTATCAGCCATGGTTTTAAGGGTGAGTTCTTCCTGTACACCATGCTCAATGACAACTTTCAGGAATGCTACAGCCGCATCCACTATTGGTGGGACAAGCTGCAGGAACAGCGAGAACGTCACTCTGGCAACTGGGTATATGCCTACGCCCAGCCATACCGTGACCCGAGCAATCCACACAGGCCCATCCCCCAATGGCAGAAGGATATGGCGGGCTGGGTCAACAAGAAAGCGCACTTTGTGGCGCACAGCTTTGAAGAGTTCCAGCCCAGGAAGGGATTCAGATGTATAGAATACTTTAAATAAACAAAATCATAAAAATTATGGCAAAATATGAACGAAAGCCTGACGGTGTGAGATACCATGCTTATTATGGACGCATCATGGAAAAACAGGGCTATGCTACGCGAATCCATTGGAGCAAGCAGATGATTGACTACTTGCGCCAGCATTTTCCGAACACGCTCAATGAAGAGCTGGCAGGGTGTCTGGGAGTCAGTCAGCGCACCATGATACGCAAGGCACGCGAGCTGGGACTGGAGAAAGACCAGGAATGGCTGTCAACAGTGTGGGATGAAAGAAGAATCATGGCGCAAGCTGCCAGCAAGCGTAAAGGAATACCAGGCGGTTTCAAGAAAGGGGAGCACCATAACCCTGCTGGCGAGTTTAAGCCAGGAAATAAGTTGCCGGCTGAAGTACTATCCAAGATTTCGGAGAAGATGAAGCGCTGGTATCGTCAGCATCCAGTGGAAGTACGGGCAAAAGCCATGAAGGCATGGGAAACAAGACGTAACAATCAGTCATTAAATAACATGTAGTAGGATATGGAAGTAGAAACTATCATTTACAAGGCCAAAGACGGAAGAAGGTTTTATGACCCGTTAGAGTGCGAGCAGTACGAGAAGACGCTGGGTGTCATTAATAACTCAGTGGGCAATCTGGTGCAACTGTTGGAAGAGAAAGATCCTAATAAATATATATTTGGCCTGGTACTTATAAAAAACAGCGACGGATATAGTGTGAATATGAGAGCTACATTTTGTGTCGATGAAAAATTGGAAGACTATGTCAACCCAAACGAACTGACCAAAGAACAGCGATATTTCATATACACCATAGGAGACCTGTTGAATAGTCTTCGGAAGCAAGACCAGGACGCTCCCTGTCAGTGGTGGATAGTGTACAGCGACGATATTGCCATGAAAATGTGTGCCATGATGGCCAACTTCAATTCTGAGTGCTGGCCTAAGCAATAATATTTACAAACCCTTTAAAAATTTAACAACAATGAGATCAAGAACAGCGAATTGGTTTATCTGCAAGATTCGCTACGAGAAGACGATGGAAGACGGACTGCAGAAGATGGTGACAGAGATTTACGTGGTGGACGCCCTGTCGTTCACGGAAGCTGAGGCACGCATCATGGAAGAGATGTCGAGCTACATCAGCGGCGAGTTTGAGGTGTGGGAGATTGACCGGGCAGTATTCAAGGAGATATTCTTCTCAGATGAAGACATGGCCGACAAATGGTACAAAGCCAAGCTCCAGTTTATCACTATTGACGAGAAGACCGACAAGGAGAAGCGGACAAATGTCTACTACCTGGTGCAAGCCGGCTCGTTTGAGGGTGCCAGGAGGAACATCGACGAGGCGATGGGCGGGTCGATGATAGACTACGTCATCTCCAGCGTCAGCGAGACAAAGACCGTGGACGTGTTTGAGTATGCAGCTAAAAAGAAGACAGGCGATGGCGAAAAGAAGGATTAGACTGCTGAGAGGCAAGAACGAGGTCGCACCGAAGTTCAAAGTTGGCGACGTCATCAGGAGGAAGCCCCTGGAGAGCTACAACTACGAGCAGCCTGTTATGAAGATTGCGGCCATCAAGAAGAACCTGTATATATTTGAGAAAAAGGGCATGGCTCTTGAAATCTGGGCACAGGACGAGTGGGAGCTGTACGACACCTTCTGGCGCAAGCTGTGGCGAACTATCAAGGAAGCCTTTAAGTGGGTGTTGCGCATTCATCAGCCCAAGAAGCTGCCACTGGACATGAAGCTGGTGGGTCAGCAGAAGGAGCGCAAGGGACTGACGTTGTTCATGTACAACAAGACTACTGGAGAGATATGCCAGGCACCGGTCATCAATCACTCTGTCATCATGGAGAAGGATTGCATCTACCGCCAGGCATTGAATGAAGAGAACTTTATCAAGAAACTAAAGAAAGAAGGATGGATAGAATGAAGAAGCGTATTTACATCAGTGGCCCGATAAGCGGACATGATCTGGACGAACGCAGGGGTGTTTTTGAAGTGGCTGAAGCAGTCATGGAGAGTATGGGTTATGAACCAGTCAACCCTATTGCTGTGGCAGACCGGCATCCGGAAGACGTAACCACCCATCAGCACATGCTCCGGGATATTACCCTGTTGCTGGGGTGTGATGCCATCTTCATGATGAAGGGCTGGACGCACTCGAAAGGATGCAAGGTGGAGTTTGACGTGGCTACGGCCATCGGTCTGCCTATCTACTTTGAAGAATTCTTCATGGAGTGTAAGACAGATTTCATAGAATTTGTATAACCGCTGGAGTTGCCAGCACAGTAATAACAAATTAATAACAAAAAACAACAATGGAGAAAATGATTCAGTTCACGGGCACCAAGACCGTAAAGGCTTGCCCGATGACTCTTGGCGAAGCCGAGAAAGTGTTGAAACGCCACATTGACACGTCAGCAGTAGAAGGACGTGAGCAGACACCGGGCTATCTGGTGGAGTATGGCGAGGACGGCGACAACTACCGCAGCTGGTCGCCCAAGGAAGTGTTTGAACGTGCCTACCGTGTCAGCGAGACGCACATAGACCGTATGTACATCGAGAAGGAACAGCTGAAAGAACGCTACCTAAAGGGACGTGAGTTCACGTTTACCCAGATGTTCCGTAAGTTGCCAGAAGCAGAACGCCAGTTGTTGCGCAAACAACTTGACACGATGGAGAGTTACATGTACACACTGACACAGCGTATTGAGCTGGCAGAGAAGGAAGCGGCAGAGAAGCAGCGCACCCAGGCGCCACTCGGTGGATACCTGATAGGTGGAAGTGTTGTGAAAGTTGGCATGGATTCTTGTGAGAACTGCCCACACGAACCCGAAAACTGTGTCAAGCTGTATCTGCTGGGCGGTGGCTACATCTGTATAAAGGAGCCGGACGGTAGCAAATAACCCCTCAATAAAATCTTCACAAATACAAAACGTCCCTGATTCTCACGAACCGGGGACGCTCTTTGTTTTATAACTAAAAACCTAAAACCTTAAATATGAAAAACACATAACGAAATAAAAATTACGACTCACGCCTGAGCCTTGCTTTCTTAAAGAACCTTATTACAATTATTATTGTGAGAAAAATAGAGGCACATGTGACGCCCAGCATTACTTTGCCGTAATCGCAGCAAAAGGTCTGCCAGCGAGTGAGCTGTGCCGGGACAGGGTAGGGGACAGGGATGGAGTCTGTACGTACGCTATCCTTGCTGTGCGACTGCGAGAGGTTTTTCTTTGTCTCGGATAGCTCTTTCTGCAGGAGTATCAGCAGGCGTTCGTTGTCCTGTAGCTTGATGCCCAAGCGAGCCAGCAACAGCGAGTCTTCCGGACGTGCTTCGCGGATGACGGTTTCCTTTTCCGTCTTGGTGGAGTCCGACACCTTGACGGTATCCGTCTCATGAACCACCTCCGTACGGACGGTTTCTATGGGTATGTACTGAATGTTCTTGCAGCTGCACATCGCCAGGATGAGGCACGCGGCAATGATGATCCAGATACCAACGAGCTTGTGTTTCATATTAATAATGTATTTTGATGACGATTTCTTCCTTGTTCCTGGCAGCACGCTCTATCATGGTGTTCACCTTGTTAGTCCAATAGCGGGAGTTGGTAACAGTTCCGGCTTGGGTGTTTCGTCCGCAGAGTATGCAGCCCTCGGTATCTCTGGCCGTGTTGCCGGAATGGATACGCACACCCTCATAGCCTGGCACACCTTCCAGCAGAGGCAACATCTTCTTGAATCGTGGAGAGTACGACCAGACAATCTGGTAAGTACCAACGGGTATGGCAGTCTGTCCCTTGACTTTGCGGGCCTTGATAGACTCCAGCGTGTCCGTCATGCAGAGTCCACGGTCCTCATCCTCCAGGGTCTCACAGATGCGCTGGCCGTTGATAGAGAGTATGCCGATGGAATACCCACTTTTGCGCCATTTTCTGTGTAGATCTATCTTCATAAGCTTAAACACTGATTAGTTATCGTCTTTGTCAAGTGTTGTATGCTGAGGCTCCGGCTGTTGTTCTTCCTGCCACTTCTTGACAAATGGAAGCTTCTCGACAAATTGGACTGTTAGTACATAGAGCAGAATATCGACGAACTTGTAAGTTGCAGTTCCTGGACTGAGCATGCTTCGCCAGTTCTTCAAGATGTTGGTGCCGAACACCCAGAGGCCGATCAGACAGGCGTACTTGACACACATGGCCGCTTCGGCATCGTTGTGAAGGAAATGGCCGACGGCAAACATGCTGGCAAAAGTAAAGAACAAGCCACCACAGAATACAAAGAACATGCTAGCTTTCTTCCAAGACCACTTTTCGCCTTTTGACACAGCTGAGGCAATGCCGAAGAAAAGATTGACAGTCAGGAGTATCAGCATGGCCAGCATGAAGTCCTTGATAGGTGAGAACATTGATGTCAACAGCCCGAACACAGTCAGGACAAGCGTTTTCAATTCAGTCAGATTGCTCATTTTACAACTTATCTTAGTACCTGCTGCAAAGTTACGTGAGTTTTCAAAGCTTAGATTCATAAAATTTCCATACGACAAGGTGTGCAAGTACCATATTTGACGCATTTACACTTTTTTAACTTTAGCGTATTTCCAAATGCAGTACCTTTGCACCAACTTTCTTACAAGTTCATAGGGAATTAAAAATTAATTGAATGAAATTTGTCGGCAATCTTTAGCAGTGATGCATGTAAGATTGCCAAGCGTTACACAAGGAAGCAGACAGTTTGCGATTACTGCCTGCTTCTTCTTTGATGCGCTACAATTGCGCTACAAATTTTCAAATTGTGATAAGTCCCAAAATATAAACGCCAGTATTTATAGGGTTTTTACGCTAACATACATAGGTGCGTTCTGGATTCATGACGGCAAATCGGCATCGGCAGAGGTCGCTGTTAATGCCGCGTTTGAGGAGTCCGTCGTCCTTGGTAATGACACAGCTGGACGACATCTCACTGCCTGCAGCAGGTATGGTCAGCACCACGCCAATAGGCAGACAGGCCTCAGGAACAGCTTTCCCGGCCCAGAAATCCCATACATCGCCATCATACAAGCTGCCATAACCAATGGCTTTGGCAGAGTCAATGACTGATCCGCCACCAACGGCCAGAATAAAGTCCACCTGTTCACGACGACACAAACTAATGCCTTCCTGAACCTTCGAAAGCAATGGATTGGGAACCACACCGCCCAGTTCCACAAAAGGAATTCCATGACTTTTCAGCTGTTCCCGGACAACGTCCAGCAATCCTGAGCGTTCTGCAGAACCACCGCCATAGTGAACTAAAACCTTGTGGCCATTCTGTTGAGCCACCAAATCACCAATCTGCATTTCGGCATTTTTTCCGAACACAATACGAGTCGGTGCGAAAAAATTAAAATCCTTAATCATTTTGTGCGCATATTTTTGGAAAATTTTCTCTTTTGTGCAAAGATACGGAATATTTTTATAAATGAAGTAATTTTGAAGGTAATAATCCAT